TACCAAACACAATCATCCTTACCCGACATAGTTGTATCAGGTATCCACTTCAATCTCCCGATGTTGACGATTTCGACGCAATATTTGAGATAGGGTCTGGCCTGACGTGTAAAGGCCCATCCCGCATCAAATAACAGCCATGTTGGACGGAGGGTGGCAAATCTTTCGATCATTGGATGGAGTAAATTTCTGTTCCAAGGTGGATTTGTTACGATTAGGTCTGCATCTATGACATGCTTTTCTTCAATTGTCAAGGCATTCAATTTAAGCACTGAATGATTTTCTGGTTCAATGTCATATTCTCCGACACAAACGAGACCCATAACCTCAACTAATTGCTTTGTCAAGGTACTATCCCCGGCACAAGGCTCTACAAATGACTTTCCCGGCTCGATATAATTCTTTAACGATTGAATTGCTTTAGGATCAAATGTTTTATAATAATCTCGCTCGACACGAACGAAGTCTGATCGTTTACCCAAAATATTTCTTTCTTTTATTTTTCTTGCCTATTAAACGCGGCCCAGCCCTCGTGCTTGTTCCATGTCACGGTTGAAGGAATACAATAGACATCTTCAGCGATGCAACGGGCGCATGACGCAGGCACAGCGGTACAATCGCCACAATGAGAGGTGGACAAAAAATCCTTGTACATCAGATTATGGAGGAGATTTGCGACATGTTTTTCTGTCTCGCCATAATCTCGTTTTGGCTCTCCGTATTTGTGGGCCAACTCATTATAGGCGTAAATTTCGCCATAGTAATAATCGTCTAACCAAGCCCGAAACGCGGCGATCAAATCATCCCGTTCCGTTGATTGGTAAGGCGGTGGGTCAAGGTCAATCATTTAGCTATACTTTCAACGTTGTACAAAGAAAATAATTCTTCTTCAGTCATTTGCTTGGTTTGGTCCTCAATATTAATCCAATAAGTGATAATTTCCTCACCATCTTTAACATACGAATAACTAGACCAAATAAAACATCCAATTTTAATAGGAGTCTTTGGGATTAAGGTATAATATTTGTCACTCGGTAATAGTGGTTTCTTCATATTTAGGCTTCCACAATTTCGCAAACTTTAACACGTTAGGATTATCTTCATCGGGGACCGGTAATAGGATGGCGCAACTCTTGCGGCCATCTAATGTCGTATTTTCGTGGCCTAGATAGACGTGGTGCTTAATAATTGAAATCCCTAGTGGCGATTTAAGGTTAGTGTGATCCAATGCGGCGATCTTTTCGAATTCTCGCTCATTAACCCTAACAGTACATTTTTTGAATGATAGATGTAGCCAAGCTTGATACCGAGGATTTTTCTCGAACGCCAGATGAGCGCCTAAAACACTATGGGCAACGAGAGTCGGAACCATGAAGTCATTCACGGCATCTAATACAGCGATGTACATTTTCATATTACGCTCCCAAATTCCGCTACAAAGGCCGTAGCAAATTCATCTGAAACGTGACGAATCGCGCCATTACTAGCCATAATCTCTGTCACGAGACAATAACTGTTTTCACTTTTATCGTAACATAATTCAATAGTTTGCCACCGAGAAGAATGATCTGGTTTATAACAAATCACTTCTTCAAGATTATCGCGCCAGTGACTCATATTTCAAACTTTCTAAAATTTTGGTGGATTCTATGAGAGACCAAGACGCGGCTTCTCTTTGATCCTCGTCCCAAATCCACGTCTTACACTGCAACGCACCTTCTAACCACCAAACCGCTGATTCCAAAACTCTAATATCTTCTTCAGTCATTTTTAATACTTCTATCTCTGACTAAACACCATGGACTTACATAATCTTTATCGAATTTTCCTTCCGACAAAGATTTCATAAACCACTTATAGAAAGCAGACTCATTCCATGGTCCAATATCTCTGACACCATAATTATTTGAATACATCAAAAATCTCCCGGCGCGACTTGGAAGCAAGGAATACCTCGACTACGCCATGCAACCACAACTTGATCTCGATCGTCTAGGGCAAACGAAGGATTGTATCCTTCGGCCAAGATTTGATCTAGCAATTCCATCTTAACAATGTCGTCGCGCCTATAATCCCCAGCCGCTCTCATATAGAGGCGGTGATAATTGACGCCGTGGCGACTGAGCCACGACTCAGTATCACGACGCGATTGTTCCCCACGTCCAGAGCAAAGAATAATGGTCCATCCCGCTTTATAAAGGGTATTGACTAGATCAATGACGTGCTGGTGCGGAGCGTCGTGAGGAATCCCGGCCTCAAAGGCTTGCCAATTGGAAGGTTTGGTATTCACGTAATGCTGGCGGTGAGAGCAGTCTGCAACCGTACCGTCTAGGTCTACAATAATATCACGCACTTAATAATAATCCTTTAAACACAGCAAGAGATTCGTAATTTTCGAAACCCCAAACAACTTGATTTTTACCCGGCAAGGGAACTCTAATAAAATCCAATCCCAGCCCTTCAACTTGGCCTATTTTGATAATTCCATTCTTAGTCGTATATCGATATGGATATTGTTCCTGTTTTGTCTCAAGATAAGATTTGTTCCTCATCAGCAATTCTCTGTTAGAGGTACGAAGCGTTCCGCCCATTAAACTTCTCCCAGTCTTTTCAACAAAAACCCTACCGAATCACCGACACTAGGCCCATTCCGTTTCATGAACGTTTCTGCGCCAGCAATTTCCCTGACAACGCCATCGACTAAAATTTTTCTTCCGCGCCACGCCGTTCTATCAGGATCGTCAAAGGGGCAAGGCCCACAATAAAGCTCGCCCCTTCCACTGATCTGAAATTTCTCGACATAGTGAAACGTCACAATACCATCAGACATGGTTCACCATGGCACGAGATGCCTCACTAGGCTCGATATACCGTTCCGTGGTGGAAAGATTGGCATGCCCAGCTAGTAGCTGTGCATCCCTTAGAGAGCCGCCGTGGAGGTTTGCGATTCGGGCCAGACCTGTGATAAAGGTACGTCGTCCGCTATGGCTGGAGCAGCCTTCCAGACCGGCTTGCTTGTAGAGCCGGTGAAACCAGACCGTCAGCGCGTTAGCACTGATCGTTGGCTTGTAATCCCCATATCGGATATAATCATCGCCGGGACGATCTTTTCGAAGTTTTACAAGCATGGCACGAAGCTCATCATTGAGGGGGACTTGCCTAGCTCTTCCGCCCTTGGCGATATGACTACCGACATTGATAATGTCGCCAACCTGACCGTTAGCCCGTGTCACGTCTTGCCAGCGAAGACCAGCTATCTCAGCGGCGCGGAGACCGGCCTTAGTGGATAGAAGGACTGTTACCTTATCTCTTAGAGCCTCGTTATGCTCCGTGTCGATAGTCTTAAAAAGCCGCTTCAAATCCTCCGGTTCAATGATTTTCGCTCGTTTTACTGCCATCTCTGCGTAACTCCTTTCATTCCAACTGCGGTACTAATTTCTACAAACTCTGACAATTCCTTGGACGAAGCTAGAAAAATGATATCGGTCAAAAAATCAATCTCGTTTAAGCTTGCCAGAGTCGTGACATGAAAGAACTCGTGTACACCTTCTTTATGTCTTAATTGTGATACTAATTCAAAATCCTCGCTTGTCAAGCAGATTACAGCCGTTTTCCTGATTAATGAACCCACAACGCTTTCCCCACTCCTTGAACCTTATCACTTAGCCTACAGTACCAATATTCTAAATCAACATAGGTGGACAGCGCAACCTTATTTTTCTCCAAGTCAAATAACGCAGTAATTAGGCTGCGTTGAATCACGGCTAGGTGCTGATACGCTCCGCATTCCTTCACATCTCCTCGACCTAATACAGCGGCGTAGTCGAAATAATCAAATAAATCTAGTACGTCTGCCGTCTCTTCGCCAAAATATTCAACGACATTTTGCCAATTTCCGGCGCAGTAATTATATTTGACTTGTAACAAAGTGTTATTGATAAGCTCTTGATCCAATTTTAAAAATCTCTCCGTTTACGCGAAGTTCTCGCAAAGTTTGTAGGTTTATCGATTTCCACTTACGGTCCTGATTCCCATCCATTTCAACCACAGTGATGACAGAACCACGCTTGACCCGCAAACGACTATCATTTTTTGTGTTGTCAGGATTGTTTTTTACCTGAGACGCGACGTTGCGACGAAATGTCATGTCACGGATCGAACCATCTTCCTTAACGAAGCGGGCCGACATGATTTTACCCCCAGCCGTAATAATCTTACGAAGCGCGGCGCGGTAGCTAATTTCTTGATCATACATGACTTATCTCCTTTTTGAGCAACTTGTAAGAAAAGATAGAACGATTAAAGGAATCTGTCAAGCGGGAATTTAGTCTTTTTTAAGTTAATTATCTCGATACCATAATGGGCCGCGATTCTGAGTGCTTGTCCCGTACCTCCACTGGCTTCACCATCGGGGGTCCAACAGACCACAAATTCTGAGGGCGTTTTAAGATCGCGACCCAAAACTTGAGGAACATTCCTCGTGTGAAGCTTCTTGCCGCCAGCAGTTAGATTGTCCCAATATGGATGAAACTGCATCGCAATCTTACGAGCCGCGAAACTGTTTCCCATAACGATACCATCATGCCTGTTATTAAATCCGTCCCATGGAAGGTAGATTTCTTTAACGTCACCAGCGCCAAGTTCAAACGCTGTGTCGGCCCGATCCGCGCCACCAGAGCGCAGGGTATAACCACATTCATGAAGAATTTGCGCTATCATTGTCATTTCTTCGCAAATTTCTATCGGAGTCTGCCTCGACCCGATCCCGGTAAAAAATTTCTCACTCACTCGGTTTTCCGTTTTCGATTTCTGTGTACTTAACCAAAAAATCTTTGAGATATTTAGCCATTTGCGCCTCATCAAAACTAATTGAATAGCCGCATCCTGATCCAGCGGGTTGATCCACATCAGCTTCAGTCATGAGGTCGTTAATATCTCCTATCATTCCTTGGATCAAATCTTCCTGATCCACGGCATATTGCCAGTGGCGTAGCGAGTAGGTGTAATACTCCCAATTCACTACTCCACCATCTTCTAAAGCTTTTAGCTTGGCTAAGCGGCGATTGATAGCATCCATCTGGTATTGTTTTAGTTTAATTTCGGGTTCGCGATACATAATAAACTCTTTATGGGTATGAAATAGGAGGGTTTCTGGCTTCAAACTCGGAACGGCGATCCTCTCGCCGCTTTTGTGCCAATTCTTCCGCGATCAGGCTGTCAATATAGCTTTTACAATCCTCTTCGCTAAAGAAACTTAAAGCTTCCAGCCCGCCGTTCCAAGGATTCTCTACGTAACGCCACGTAATGCCGTCATAGGAATATTTCATCAAATAGTAATTTGAGGATTTAGGAATAATTTGGTATTGTTTAATCATAAATCAAACGCTCCATAAAAAGATGGTGGAGCATCAATATTCCTTACCAGAGAATGTTTCTTTCTTTCCCGGTAATCTTTAACAAGATATTCAAATTCTTCTCTAGATACGTCATAGAACTTGACATAACCTCTTCCTTGAAACACTCCCGTCAAAACTACGGTGCATTGGCCGCGAAAACCTACATCAATATCGAGGCTCTTAAGTTTATCAAATTCATCTATTTTATGGGATAAAAATCTTTGATTTTCTTGAACCTGCGTCAGGGTGGTAAGAATGGTGTCAAGACCTAGAAATTTTTTGATTTTATTTAACATCAATAATCCCTCTTACCGATATGGAACGCTTTCGCAACGCCGTGGCGAAGCTTGCCATCCTTGGTCCAGCCCTTATGCTTGATCGTTGCATCGCCGCCTAGATATTCTTTGGCTCTAGCGAGACGTTCAACATTGACTTCATATGGTCCCGCCACACCAGCTTCTGATGTACCGCTAGGGACTTCAACTTCTACCGACTTCAGCGCACCGGCCCAATTGCCTGTGCCTTCAATGAAAGAGACAATAGTAAATTCTGCTTCGTCAAAATCTTTAAACTTTACCAATCCCTTGGAACGCTTGTGCTCGTATTCGGAATCGGCATCTCTAAGCATTAAACCTTCATAACCAAGTGCAAACCACTTGTCATGCATTTCCACCACTTCTTCATAAGTGAGATCGTCATGGAGCGTGGCTGGTACGAGCTTAAGAGTAATGGCGTCAGAAAAATCTTCCTTAAAAATTTGTTCAAGAAAAGCGAGCCGATCCTCGTACCGGCGCTCTGGATCGTCCCAAAAAATAACGTCATAGATGTGAAATTGAACCTTGGCCGCAATTTCACTTAAATCGTCTTCCGTCAGACTGGAAAGTTTCTGTTTCTTTACCAATGAAACAATTTTTTCAAAGTCGTGTTTGTAGTCGTGGTTGTAAAGTTCGCCGTCAAACGTGACATTGTATTTCGCTGCGGCGTCTCTCAATTCGTCAACGATGTGTGCCACGGTATGGAAGGGCTTACCGGCTCGTGACGTACCGCCATTTTCGTCCATGACACAGCGAAGCCCGTCGAGCTTTGGTTGTAGATACCATTTCTTCTTAGCTTTCAACGTCTTCTTTTCATCTAAGGTGGCGGCAAGCATAGGTTGGAGGAAGTTGGAACGCTGCGCCGTTTCAGGCGTGAGGCTGTACTTGCGATCCAACTTCTTCTGATAAATCGCTTCAACTTCTAAATCGGCTTGTTCTTCCGGCGTGGTGGCATTGGTCTTACCAACATTCTTCTCAACAGCCTGTTTCCATTCGCTGGTTACGATCTTACCGCCTTGAATACCGGAATGGGTGCAGTATCGTGACCCGTCGCGCTCCATAAACCATGTTCGGATATTGTTGTTATTGTCTAGATGATAAAGGGTCTTGTAAATCATTAATAAGTTCTTTTAATTTTCTTGAGTAATATTTTGCCGAATGTTCCGTGATGGGATGACGAGGGTACATTGTTGGTCCTCCCCAAGTCCTAGCTTCTTCACATTGCTCTACATAATCTTCTAGAATAAATTGTAACTCAGAAAGAATATCTATTGGCATTTTACCTCAATGATGTTTCTGTACCAAGAAAAGAAGGGGATGCGGATTCCGTAAACCTTCATTTCGCACGTCGCGCCTTTGACAAGACTCTTATTCACATCAGAACTGTTCCACTTAAAGAACATCCATTCATCAGTGTTTTCATAAGTCTCTTTCTCGCCAAACGCGATGTATCGGCACTTTTGAGCATCGTCAGAGTTACAGACACGTTCACTATCCCTAACAAACGTGTCTGTTACTGTTTCGGTCGTTACAGCGACATAGGCGTAACGAAGGCCAGAACTGACAAGGAGGACGGCTAATGCCGCCCCAATTGTATAACGTCCCCAATTTTTCATTTCGATACCTTTTTGATAACATCGATCATGTCTTGAATTGTTGAAACTTTTGTCATGTCTCGCTCATTCACTTCAATGTTGTATTTTTCTTCCACAATCATTATAAGCTCGATTAAATCGAAAGAATCTAGCTCAAAGTCAGAGACGAGATCGGCGTCAGGCGTGACAGTTGTAGGATCAACACCAATATAAGTGACTAAACAGTTTTTGACAAAATCAAAAATTTCGGAATCAGCCATTCGTAGCTTCCTTAGCCTTCTTGTACCAATCACCAAAGGTTGACTTAGCAATACCAAGGGCTCGACCCGCGCCACGAACTGAGCCAATTTCCTTGACCTTAGCTACAATTTCTGCTGCGGTGTAGATGTCACCGAACAGAAGCTCACTGTCATCGTTGGCTGTTCTAGCCTTAATCAGTTCCTCATTTGAAATAGCGCCAATGTCGTGAGCAAATTGTAGCTCATCAATAACCGGTTCTAATTCAGACTCAACGATTTCAGGCGCGTCCCAGCTGTCATCCACGGCCTTATCGAAACGCTTGTCTCGGTCCCCAACACCGGGATTTGGGATTTCATCCACAACTTCGTAGGTCCAAGCGCGGCCCTTAGCATTATCATAGTCCGAAGGAATGGCTACAACGTCGGCTGGATTAATCTTGACAATAACGACGCGATGGTCGGTGGAACCACCAAAATGAGTTAAGTAACTATGAGCACAAAAATGAAGACCACGGCTGCAATGACGGTCACGGTCGGGATCAACTTCTTCACGTGGCATAGATGGACGAGAGCCAACACTGTTGTCTGTCTTACCGTCGTGAATTGAGGTGTAATCATTGCGTACCTTTTTAAATGCGAGAAAATGTCCATCTGGTGTTAGTGGCATCTGCGCCTTTTCAAGGAAAAGATACAGTTCGTTAATCGCCACCTGAGACGGGTTTTTCATCAAATTATTAAGGAAGTTGGCCCAAATACTGATGTCCCAGCCTTCTTTCATCAGCTGAATCATTTTTGTGGTCAAAATGTTGTGGACCGGCTTGTTGCGGTAGTAAATCTCACCGTCTGTAACGGTAACGTCGCCGTAGAGCTTACCCTTAATCGCTTCAGGAACGTCAGAAAGTTCAAGAATCTTGGCAATATCAGGATCGCCGGTCTTCAATTCTTTTACAATCTCTTCATAATAAAGGTGGCTCTGATCCACCGGAACTGGCTTTGCTCCAAAAAATAGAGTTACGCCCTTACCTGTTTGAATAAATCCAAAATTACTCATGCCATTTTCTCTTTCTTATAATGATCCATTATAGTAATATAATCGTGTAATTCGTCAGCCTTGGCTTGATCGAATTTGTAATACGTTGCAAGAATGTATTTCGTGAGGGGATAGTCGTTTTGAATTTGTGCGATCCAATGACTTAATTTATCTTCTTCGGGGATTGTACCTATGTCTTGCTTCACCGCGTCTTGATATGTCGCGACAGGAACCAGTGCTTTCCAAGACCATACCTTAGCATCAATTTCAGCATAGTTAGGCTTTTTACCATATTTTTCTAAAAAGTCAAGCACTTTCTTGTACGAAGTGTCTTCTGTATATACCTTATTGGTAAAAAATCCACTGAAACCACTGAAATTGTCGTCGTTAATGACTTCTAGTGTAACACCTTCCTTAAATTTTTCAAAATCTATTTCTGCAAATAATTTATCACGTGCCTCGATCAGGGCATTGGTAAACCCAAATGTTTTGAACTTATGAGCGTTTTGACGCCGAACGATGATTAATTTATCTAAATCAGTGACAAATCGCGACAAGTCATAGAAAGATGCTGTCGTTTCCTTATCGTCGGGATCAATCAGGAACCAATCACTATAGGCAACGATATAGCGAGTATCTTTGTCAAGGTCCTCCAAATTAACCACGTCTTCTGAGGTGTAACTGCTTCCGGGACTCTTGAAACGCTCAATCCTGCACTCAGTTTTTTTAATGCGGGGACTGATATCGTTCGGATCAGGCTTCCTACGTTCTGGTAGTTTGAGATCAGCTATGTCATGAATTAGGGGATAGCCCAAAAGCTTCTTCAGTTTACGAAGCTGTCTAGGCGTGGCATCGATATTCTTGATCCACACAACATTCGTTTTGCCGTTAAGATTATTGCGAATTCTTGCATTAATGTGCTGAAGCTTTTTGCCAGGATGTTCAATGATGAACATGGTGTCAGAATTTACGGACCAATCGCAATGATAATTGCTAACTTTAAATTTCAAAGTTTTGGATGATTGGTTCACATCATATTCACTATGATGCATGATGGTGCAGCCATAATTATGCTTCAACCTATCACGAGGAACCTGTTTATAGGGGTTAACCCTTCTACCATTATGAACGAGATTATTGAGGTAGCTCTGAACGCTTTTAAGGACTTGATGGCCATTGTCGCCTTGAAAACATTGAGCCTCGTAATACGTTCTGACCTTGGCAAAGCGTTCGCTATATTCAGCCACGATCTCTGCATCGATTAACGCGGCTCTGTCCATGATGTTTTTGATAGTTACATCATCATAGCTGAGTGTTTCGCGACTTGGTGTCACATCCAAGTCGCCTATTGGAAAATCAATTAGAATATTTGTATTGAAAATATTCTCATGCGCCACGTTCCAAGGCTTGGGTAGGTTAGTGGTGTTAATCGGATAAATGACGCATCCTTGACGGACTCTCGGAACGCCGTGACCCTTGAAAATCTTAAAGCAAGAACCGGTATAAATAGGTTCCACTTCAGACACGTCGATTTGATTGCCTCGAACATTGGGCTTAACGTCAAAACCACGAACAACTCGCTCAGTTTCAACCCTAAACTGTTCACAGTCTTTTGAGTTGACAGGAAATGAGACCATTAATCCGTCAAGCTCATTGGTATCTTCCGACGCCATGAGTGAAATTTGCGGAATGCCATTGACATTGATATAAGCTCCATATACACGTTTTGTGCCGCGCATGAAGGCTGTTACAGTAAAACTATCGGTGTAAGCAAATGGTGTTTTTGAGCCTAGACCAAATTTGCCCACGGCGTTATTTGTGTCTTCCTTGGTGCTTTGAAACACTGTGGTATACAGGCCCATAATGTCGTCGTGAGACAGTGACGTGCCATAATCTCGAACACTAAATGTTGGGTCTAGGAGATTTGGAAGCTGGAGATCGAAAGGCTTATCGCCCCGAGATGCTGCGATTTGAGCATCAAACGCATTACTTGAAAGTTCGCGAACAATGGCTTGAATTTTATTTGAATAAAGGCCGTCGATTAGGATTTTAAAAGCTTTACCATTTGCGGCGATGGAAAAATTTCCTGATTGTTGGGCACCGTGTACCACAACATCTGTCATTGCTAAATTATTTGATTTCATGCTTAATAAAGGTCCTGTTCAATAAGGTCGATACATCTATCATAATCATTTTGGGATGTCAATAGGTCATCGTCATAAAATTCAATGTCGTGAATAATTGGGTTTCGATTCACAGGATCAGGCATTGCCATAACTAGGCCAGAAATTTGTTCACCGTCGAAAATGATGTCAAATTTGATCCACTCGTAAAATTCGTATATTTCAATCATTTAATTATTGACTTTCATTTATTTTCGTGATATCATGCTTTTATCGTAATGTCAAGTGCGCTTTCTCAAATTTATTTGAGGAAGTACGTTAAAGAGAAAAACAAAATGACTGAAGAAAAAATTTGTAGCTGTAATCCTAGTCAAAGTGAAATTAAAGCAGATGAAGCTATTGACTTTATCCGAAATAACAATCAGATTTATGCACGGTATCACAAAGATTGTGCCGTGCATGGATTTAAACGCCTAACAGAAAGTGGAGAAAAGAGTGATCACATCTAACATGAAGCGGCAGCTGTTTGAACTAGCATTGAGGCAAGTCATTATGTCTCACTCTGACGTACCGAAAGAGAAAGCTAAATTGATGGCTAAGGAGGCCGCGATCCAATGCCAGTGATTTTCCAGAAATGGATCAGTAGAGAAGACCTAGTAAATAATCGCGACGTTCTCTATCTCTTTGGCGACAATTTGGAGCGCAAAGGTATGGGAGGTCAGGCCAAAGAAATGCGTGGCGAACCTAACGCAGTAGGGATCGCGACAAAGAAAAAGCCTTCTCTATTCGAAGATAGTTTTTTCAGCGATGCAGACATGGAGCTTTTTCTAACTCATTATGACGAAGACATGGAAAGGGTTGACGAACATTTGGATCAAGGAGGTGTAGTCGTCGTTCCCAGCGATGGGTTAGGGACCGGCCTATCAGAACTACCGACACGAGCCCCAAAAATTAATCAGTACATCGTGGGTGGTATTCAATCAATGAGGAAAATTTATGGACAGTACATCTGACGAACTGCTGGCTCAATATGAAAGCATAGCAGAATTCTTGTTGCATATGCATTTCAAAACAGGTGACGAGAAATATTGGAAGGAGATTAAGAAAATTGGAACGATCAACTCAAATGACTCCAAATAAAATCGCTACTAAAAAAGACGTAGACATTCTGGCAGATTATGCCGATATTTACGCCGAACTTAACGAGGTAGATGATGAAGAGTATCGTAGTTATGTACACGATCTAGGTTTGAGTGACGAGGACTATTAGAGTTGTTGGAGTTAAAGTTGATGAGTTAAGGGATGGCCCGCGTCAGCGGGCCTCTTTATTTTATGGATCATTCAAAAAGTTCTTGACATAATCATTTTATTATGTTAAGGTGCCTTTACATCATGCGAAGAAGTATGGTGGACTACCTAACCGAACTACCACAGGAGAATGTGTGAAAATGTACGATACACTCGTATTGAATGGAAGATTCCAACTCTTTAGTCGCGCCCACAAGCGCTTGTTGGACGAAGCTCTGGATCGAGCACCGCATGTCATCACCATTTTAGGTTCGGCTGACATCGCTAGAAACCCACGAAATCCCTTTACCGCTTCAGAACGCGCAAAAATGATTCAGTCATGTTATGGTGAATCAACGAATAAGCGTATTCACTTTTTGGGTCAACGGGACTACCCTTACAACAACGATAAATACGTGACTAGTGTTCGTAGTGCGGTAGATGCTACAACAACGTCGATTTATGGGTTTACTGACAAGCCTAAAAAAATAGGTATTATCGGTCACGTGAAAGATAAGCACGGAGCTTATATCCGCAATTTTCATGAATGGGACACGATTGAAATTGAGAACCACTTGAAAATTAATGCTACTGATCTTCGTGCTAAGTTTTTTGAAGGAGAATTGATTTCAGAAGAATTAGTTCATCCTAATGTTTTAAATGAGTTGTACAAATTTAGCAACACCGAGGATTATAAAAATCTTGTAGACGAATATCAACACTATAAAGATTATAAACTTAAGTGGGCTTCGTCGCCATTTCCTCCAACTTTTAACACAGTAGATGCGGTCGTAGTAAAAAACGGTTGTATCCTAATGATTCAGAGGAAAATGCTTCCGGGGAAAAATCTATGGGCTTTGCCGGGAGGCTTTATTGAGCAGGACCAAACTATTCTTGAGGCTTTGATAGCGGAACTTACTCAAGAAACTACAATTAAATTAAAAGAAGAAGAAATCCTTAGTTCAATTTCTTGGTCCCGTAGATTCGATCATCCTTTCAGAAGTCTTAGGGGAAGAGTTATTACCGATGCTTTCTTGATTAAGTTGCGAGGAGGTGGCCCACTACCAAAAGTTAAAGGTGGGGACGATGCTAAGAAAGCTAAGTGGATTAAAATTGAGGATATTCGTCGTGATGAATTATTTGACGATCACGGAGATATTATAGAGACGATGCTCGGAATCTAAATTTAATTCAATAACTTAGGAGAAAATTTTAATGTTACTTACTAGAAATATTATTACATCAAATGATGCTTACAAATTCAGCCATCTTTTTGTGGTTCGAGAAGATATCACATCAGCTGTATCTTACATCGAAGCTCGGTCCGGTTGGACCGATGAAATTGTATTCTTCGGGCTTCAGGCTTACATCAGGGAATATCTGATGAAACGAGTCACAATTCAGGATATCGATAAGGCAGAACGTTACGCTAAGTCAGCCATGATTCCTTTCAGCCGCAAGACGTGGGAGAGAGTTGTTAACGAATTCGATGGATATGTACCGGTAAAAATTGAAGCTCTTGCTGAAGGTACTGTAGTTCCTCATGGCGTGCCGGTGGTTCAAATCTCCTCAGACGTAATGCCTGAGATCGTGGCGGAAATTGAGACGAGTCTGTTGCGGGCTATATGGTATCCGTCAACGGTCGCCACGCTTTCTCGCGCAATCAAGAAAAATATTGCGGAATTTTACAAGAAAACTTCCGATCTGGATATCCATAATCCGATGACTCTTGCTTGTGCGCTGAATGACTTCGCCGGTCGCGGCGTGTCATCTGGTGAAACCGCGTCTCTAGGTGGTATGGCTCATGCCTTGTCCTTCTTAGGATCGGATACTCTTGAGGCCATCGAAGCCGCCGTGGTTTACTACGATCATGATCTAGAAAAAGATGGTCCAGTAATTATTTCCGTACCCGCTACGGAACATAGTGTAACGACTATGAATGGAGAAGATGGAGAATCTGCTTTCATTGGTAAGGTGATTGATACTTTTACTGATATGGGATATCCAATCATCTCGATTGTTGCAGACAGCTATGATCTTGATCGCTTCGTTACAGAGTACATCGGCACGGTTTATAAGGAAAAGATTGAAGCTCGTGATGGCTGGATCGTGGTCAGACCGGATAGTGGTGAGCCTACGGAAGTTGTTCCGCGTGTTCTAAGAATGCTTGACGAAAAATTTGGATCAACGATTAATTCCAAAGAATTTAAAGTTCTTAATCCAAAGGTTCGAGTTATTCAGGGAGACGGTGTAAACCGTAAATCAATCAACGACATTCTTTTTGCCGTCGCTTCTGCTGGATTCTCTGCCGAGAACGTAGTTTTTGGTATGGGAGGGCAACTTCTTCAGGCTCCGATGCGTGACGATTTCTCGTGGGCCATGAAGACTAACGAAGTCACTATTAACGGCGTCAGAACCGATGTCCAGAAGAGACCAAAGACGGATATGTCCAAAGCTAGTAAAGCAGGTAGGCAGGCAGTCGTTTTTAATGGAGACAAACTAGTTTCCATTAAGAAAGCTGATCTGGATAATGCAAGCCACGGAACTAAGAACTTCCTTGAGCCGGTTTGGGAGGGTGGTAAATATCTGCGACCACCAATTAAATTCTCCGAGGTTCGAGCTAACTCTAAAATTTAAAACTAAAAAGCCCTCTTAAGAGGGCTTTATTTTATCTGGATAATTATATAACCTTATATTCTCCAGCCATTTAATCCAATCACTGAAATCTAATTTATGTTTTGCGTAATTACAAATTTTACAGCAGGGCACACAATTGTATCCGGCATAGCCTATTGAATTATCGATTCTATCAACTCCATTCAATAGAAATGATTTCAATTTCTTAAACTTATTTTTTCTCGGAGATTTTTTCGTGGAGGGCGGTGAATTACAATATGAACAATTATTTTGAATTAAAACAGAGAAATCGTCGTAAGGAAGAGAAAATTCGTAACCTCTTTTCTTGGCATCATTCCTGTAGCCTCTATAAAGCTTTAATGTAATAGCTCCAAGACCATCTTCTTCAGTGGAACGAATATTAAAGTCAAGGGTATTTTTATTTTCGGAATATTTGTAAGTAATTACACGCCTTATCCAAGAAATCCACTCTTCAACAGTTAATGGACCCTTAGCATAGTTACAAGTTTTACAACATGGGACAACATTATTTGCATGATACCCCTTACTGTTATCTAATCTATCTATTCCATTCACGTACAAATCTTCGACGTTTGCTTCCTTAACCGCTCTGGACTTTTTAGGTGTGCTAGGCGGTGATCCGCAATAATGGCAGCTCCTAAATATTAACACTTCAAACTCCGAAAGAGAAAGATCAAATTCATAATTTCTTGTAGTAGCACCTAATTTGTAATCTCTAAACATTTTGTTTATGATAGGCGTTACTCTTTGTTTTCGAGGCAAATTTTTAATATTAAACTCGCTAGCTTTACAGCCGCATGATTTAGCTCTACCGTTCCTTAAATTTGTACTAACAACATATGTTATTTTTCCACATACACACTCGCACTTATATTTGTAAGCTTTTTGCCTTCCACCGTATTCTATTACGGTTAAATAATTGAATTGATCACCTTCTTTAAGGCGTGGATATACATGTTTACTCATAATTATTAACTGAATTAAGCAATTTCTAGTTCAAATGTTTTAATGGAAAGCCGCGACACATAATTGCCGACCACTGACAGGAGAACTATTAACCCCAGCGTTCCGGTCGAAGCGGCAATTACCGACCCCGCTCGCTCCTCGATGGAACGAACCAGCCATCAAGGGCATATGCTACCCCTAAAAGATTAAAGCCCCGCCATTGGCGGGCTTTATTTTTATGGATAAACTGATTAGGTCGATAATGGCTCGATAGTTCGAAGAAATTCTTTTAGCATCAGACGACCGCCAGTTGCAGGCTCCGGGTGAAGAAGGTCTGCGTTAAACAGGGGTATGATACCAGCGCTCCCGTATTCAGTCGCATTCCCGCCATCACCAAACGCGGTCTGAAGATCGAGAAAAGTGTATCTATTCTTAATAGCCCTAGCAACGGCTTCAACTTGGTAGCTCAAGATAGAAATACGGTTATCGGTTCTCTGATTTTCCGGGGGCGTTACGACAAGAATATCACTTCCGGGTAGGGCGACTCTAACCCTTGTCATAATCGTTTCAACATACGCGCCCCATGTCGCGGGAGTAACGGTTGAGGACTGACTGTTAGGTCCATCCATGTATATAAAAACGTCACCGCCGAGCGCGGCAATGCCGGTTTGCCAATTAGTTGCATCTCTGCTGTACCAGCTATTCGCCTGAGACCCGCTCGCCGCAATCTTGTTGACGACCACGCCATTAGCGGTAGATTTTAGGTTTACCCCTGATACGATTGACGTTCCTGAGACCCATTCTACAATTACAGCACCCGCTCCGCTAGTCATTCCAGTTTTTATGTCTGCAATCTGTGTCGCGCCTACAGTTCCTTGAAGGTTGATGTTTGTGTTGCTTCCCCATGAGTAGCTAGCGGGATCATCCACAGCCCCGGATACGTAAGTGCCGTGTCTATATTTTACCACTCCATCTGTCGTACCTTCGAAGAACAAATCTATTCCGTTATGTACTGGCAAAGCTGGAAATGCCTGAAATGCATATTGGCCCGTAGCTGCTAACGTCAATGCACTGATATCAGGCATATTTTTCGAAGCATAAGAGGCGATTGGAGTTGCGAAGATTAATGTAGGGTAAGTAGCCGCTCTAACATTTCCGTTGAGAGACGAAGGCTGATTTCCTACTCCGTAAGGAGGTGTGCCAGCCGACGAGTAGCTGAAACCACACCATCCGCCGCCGCCATCACCATATTTTGCGACCATATATTCCGCGAAATACTTGGTCCAACGACTTGCGTTGTGGGTGTAACTATCTCCGGCGCAGTTAAAAATGACACGGGCCGATTCCGGCGACGGTAGCAGACGCTTCATGAGAAGGTGCTTCGATTTCCTCATAAATCCAATGTTCAACGGATTTGTCGGAACATTCGCTGGTCTATTTCCATACGGTGTCCAAACTGCCGATTCTCCGTCAATGATTACATAGAAACTGGACCATGCAGTTCTTGGAATCGAAAGGCGGACATAAGAGGCCCCGGAAGGAGGAGTGAAAGTATTGCCGGGGGACAGAACGCCGGATAGCCAAACAAGATTCCTATCAAAATATCCAATAGGTCCACTATTGGAACTTTTTCGATACGTGACTCCGGGTTTAACCGGAATATACCCGGAAAGATGATACTTCGTGGCTCCAGCGTTTGAAAGATAAGCAATTCCGTCTGTGGACTCAATGTAATAATTCAGCATCACATTCGAGTCAAATGGATTAAAACGGTTTGATCCAACTATTCCATGAGGGATGCCGGATTCATAAAGTACATCTACAAATTCGCTCATGCTGATCTCACATAAAAATTGGTTCCGTCATCAAAGACCGGCTTGCCGTTATAAGTAACTGGAACACCATTATTAAACGTCTGTGTATATCCGGCAGGCACCATCCCTCCATCAGAAGGCGCGGCTCTGTTCTTAATTTTATTCTTTTTCTGGCTCGGATTTGGGTATGTCTTTTTCCCAAAAGGGAATGTAATAATTGTAGGCAAAATAAAAATCCTTTAAATAAAAAATTATAAAGACTGCATTATAACATACAAATGGAGAAAGTCAATTTATACTGACTTTCTCCAGAAAAAAAATTAAATTAAAGCTTAGTTAACGGAAAGCCGCGACACACAATTGCCGTCCACTGACAGGCGAGCTATTAACTCCAAGCGTACCAGTTGTGGCAGCAATTGACGACCCACTCGCTCCACGATGGAACGAACCAGCCGTCACGTCATAATCCTCAGTGACAGCGGTGAAGGTAACATCCGTCGTTCCAAACGTCGCTTGTACCGCTAGGACCACATCGCCTGTTGTGACACTCAGATTCGCAGGGCCATTACCGCTAGTCGCAATGATTGCCGTCGATGTTGCTGTGGCGCTGGTGATATTCATCACTCTATATACAGAAATCGAAGTACGGTTGGCGCTGGAGGTAAAGGAGATCGTACCAGAAGTTCCAGTCGGTACATCAGCGATCCAAATTTCCGAGCCGGATAAAGATGCATCGGCTTGTGAACGAATCACTCGTGTCGCGGCTATTCCTCCCACAGTAACGGAAGTGATCGTGCGTGCCGATGACAGGTCTTCGTAAGCGATGCAAACTACGACATAACGTTTTTCGCCCGCTGGTGCGATTTCCCCGAAGCTAACAGCTGTATGAGTCGTCGTTCCCGCTGTCACAGCGGTACGGCCTTCAATGAAACTCTTAGACGGTGACATGGCGGAAACTGCTGCTGTCTCAGCACTAGTGCCGCCGCCCATATTGATGGCGGTCACAGTGCATGTGATGGTTGTTCCACCATCTGCGGCGACAAGGACATAGGTGATTGCCGTTGCTCCAACAATAACTGCGCCGTTCCGCTTCCATTGATAAGTGTAAGCCGAGATAGTTGAGCCTGCGTCGTCCCACTCTCCATTGGTGGTGCTTAGCGTTTGACCTATCCATCTGTTACCAGTAATGGCGGGAGGCGTGACGTTAATAGGCGGAACCCATCCCCTGAAACAGATTTTCTTCTTATTAAGAAGACCGTACTTTAGCGTGTTCGGGCCGGAAAAACTTTTCTTTCCAAACGGGTATGAAACGGCTGTAGGCATAATAAGACTTTCAAAGAGATAAAAGCACTATCATAACACAAAAATGGAGAAAGTCAATTTATAACGACTTTCTCCATTTTTATATTTATCGATAATATAAAATACTATGCTGCCTAACCAAAGCTTCTGATAATCTTTTCCTAAAAGCTTCCCAATTTGTGTATTCTCCATTCCTCTCAGCGATGGAATTCATGCTGCGACACAAAGAGTTGGCTTCTTCGAAAGCTTCAATAAGTTCTTCCATATAATCTTTTAGATCAGAACTCATAGCTCAATATCTACTTCTTCGCCAAACACTGACTTAATATCATCAATCAATGTGGTTTTAACGTTGCCCCATCCTTCTGTGGAGGCTAGTGGCTCGCCGTCTGCGGTGAGGAAGAAGTACGCCTTATACCCCTCATCCCGATCTCTCTCAACAGTGACGTAGAACTCGTCAATTTCATAACCTTCCAACGCTTCTTCCATGTCGTCTAGGTTCTGGATAATCTTTTCTTGAAATAGGTTGTAGTCCATGTTACTTTTACTCGCTTTCAAATTCAATCATGTCTAGTTTGATTTTTAGGTTGTTTTCAATGTGAGGAATGACTTCGGCTAGAGGGGGAATTTTGAGATAAACTTCTTTTCTAGCTCCTAATGTGACTTTGACGTTTTTTACACCGGGGAAGTATTTCTTCAAAAATTCCCTAAATGCCTCCGGTGTTTGGTAATATTTTGAACTGCTAGTTCTTAGACTGTTGTAATAATAATATCTTAAGTCATCCGGTCTCACCAATGTTGATTCATCATATTCTAACTCAATCGGTTCAATGTCACTCGTGGCTTCACTGACACCCATATTCTCGACCAAGCTGATGAAGAAGCGTTCCCAAGCGTGAGTGGAACGGCTGATCTGCTTCGCCAGAGCCTTAGTCTTTGGTGGCCGTCTCAAAATCTTCCAACCTTCTTCGAAGGGAGGCTCAAAATTGAGAAGATCGTACATCATCGCTTCGTACCCACCATTTTCCATTTGCTCCGTAATTGCTTCGAAGTACTGTAAATTGTCTTTGTGGGTATCGAGGGCTTCAGTGACATAATAACGACGCTCATCCGGCGTGGCGTTAATGACCCATTCTTCGTTCGAAATAATGATTAGGCGAACGAAATTTTCCATGTCGAAGGCGTCAATGCCTTTCGGTTCCATGGTGAGAGTCTTGCCCGTAATCAGTTCCTTCAGAACTGAATCGTCCTTGGCGCTACCGGCGAACAAACCTTCTTCCGCGATGAGCAAAAGCTTATCTCTGAAGTGCCAGTTGAAGTTACCAGTGATATGAGAGGAGTTAGCCGAACTCATGGCGTATTTATCGAGTAGGTCTTTCAAGAAACCGAACGCGATAGATTTACCGGCACCTTTTGTGCCACGAACCACGATGGCTGAGCCCATTTTTTCCCATGGGCGCTGAAAAATGTGAGCCATCCACGTCAAGAGCCACATGAATTCGTGCTCATTGCTATGACAGAGTACGGTGAAAATGTGATTTTTTAATAGGTCCCAATTTCCCTTACGCGGAACTTTAACGAAGCCATTAAAAAGATTCATTTTTGTTTTATCAGGAGCCGGTCTTGGATCGAATGATACGCCTTCATAGGTTCGACGCTGACTCCACTCGCACCAAACCTTAGCCACCGATTCCATCTTCGATTCGTTTTGACTTACACTTACTAGAATTTTCTCATTCGCTTTCAACGCTTTCCAGTCATCTCGATTCATGAAAGACATATCTTTCTTGTTGAAATCCATGATAACGACTTTAGAGCCAGTGTCAACCATTGCGTAGCGATCATTGTAGGCCATTAAAACTTTTTCAGCTTCGTCAAGAATTTTAGATGACTCTTCCGCCGACTTTTTGAATTTTGTCGGGACGAATTTTGCCAGTTCGCGTTTCTTGACCTTAGTCTTTCTGCCAATTTTACCAATGATCGCGTCGTATTCTTCTTTGTCTAAATCAGCCAGTCTACCGATTTTTCTAAGAACATCGATTGCATCATCTTTGGTAGATTCTTTATCAAGTGTGTCAATCAGTCCGTCAATGTCTAATTCTTCTTCGTCCTCATCGCGTTCTATCGTGGAATCTTCATCCTTAACGATGCTGGGGCAATATGTCTCATCTTGAAGCGCAGCTACAGGAAACCATTCCAGTTCCACCATCTTCTTTATGTAATCGAGTTTTTGTCTACCATGGCAAGAATCGTGGGTACAATGAATATGAAACCCCTTGTCATTATCGCTGCCATTAATCGCAAATGTGCCTAAGCCGCCAGCCTTTGAATGCTCATCTTCAAAAGGGCACTCGATGTGGAAGCCGGGACCATTCGTTCTAGGGGATTTAATAGCGTCGGGGTAATATTCTTCGATCAGGCTAACAATGTCACAATCATGCGTCGCGATCCAACGCTTGAGATTGTAACCTTCGACAAACATCCCATCACTGTTGGCGCCTAGAGCCCCAGCTGCACTGGTGAAGGCGTTAACTGATTGAGTGTTTGTATCGCGAGACATGACGACACGATCATAACAGCGAAGATCGACATAGTCTCCGTCTACAAATTTTGTCTCAAATGGTTGATTTTTGGCATGTCGCGGGAGATAGAAAAGACGTGCCGGATCGAGGCAGGACTTATCATACACGAAACCAAGTGTAGTACCAAAGCCGTGATAATGTTCTTTCCAAGCCTTAATTTCTTCAGTTTGATTCGCTTTTCCTTGAAAAACGAAAGGCTCGGACAAGAAGAAGATAATTCTATGCTTTGGCATAGGGGCGTGGCGAACAATGGTCAAAGTACCTTCTTCAGAAACTTTGTTGTCTTCCAAGATTTCAAATGTCTCTAACACGCGGGGGATAATACCCTTCACTTCTTGAAGGTATTTCTTTAGCTGGCGAGGATCGACGTTCTTAGTCGCATCCATGCCGCACCACTTGAAAAAGCTGTCGCGCTTAGCCTCAGACGTGTCTTTCAAGTGGGAGTGAGTGGTATAGCGAATATAAGCTAGACCTGTCTCAGCAAGCCGTGTGTCGATTTCTTCAGCTGTTTCACCTGTATCGAGATCGAGTCCAATGAAGTAGTTCTTGATCAGCGCTTTTGCTGATCTGCCACTGCCCGCAATTTCGCCTTGAAGGAAACAAGCTCCATCCTTTTTACCCTCGACGTGGGCCAGAAGCATTTCGATAAATTGACCAACATTGCCGGTTTGATTTTCCCATTGATCTTTACCGCTACGAGCCGTACTGGCCATGGCAAACGTTACAGATTTAGAAGTATCAATTTTGGAAATAGGAGCTTGACCCACTTCTTCGATTTCATCGAAATCGAATTCGGTGTAGAAGTTGTCAGATATTTCATAATTAAATAAAGGAATCTCAACAATGCCGTTATAGTGAGGCAGGAGATCATTATCAATGGCCGTTTCGAAGAACCAAAGATTTAGTCCTTTCCCAACCGCCGAAGGTTCGGGGTAATGTGATGGAGTGTCAGTAACGGCTAGACCAAAACCAACCAGTTCGGCAGCTTCAGTTTCTAGGCTTAAGTGGGTCGGATCAAAATCAATTACTTCATCAATGTCTCTTGTCTTTAATTCTTTGTCGTCTTTATCAAAAAATACAATATTGCCTTCGGTTAAACCATTACCAAATAGTCCACCGATAAGCCTTTCAAGCTCTGTCTCAGTAATAAGCATTAATGCGCCTTTTTATTGTGTGAGTGTTTATGGCACAATTAGACAAAAAAGTCAATGGATTAAATGAAAATTTAAAAAATAAAAAGCTCTGCCAATCTCTTGACAGAGCTTTTTATTAGGAATTTCAATCACTTACTTCTTGAGTAGGAGTCGCTTGACAAAAGCATTAAAATATTCATCAAGAGGAGAAATTGAGTTGCCACGGTCGGTATAAGTCTTGTAAGCCTGATAACCGGCATAGACAATGACGGCGGCGAGGATAAGATTAATCATTTTCGGGTTCCTTTTTCTAGGGTTAGTGTAATATCTACTATTCTTTCAGTAGTTCAGAGTCTTCGATCAGAATTTGGGAACCACCACCCGTAACCTTCGGCGTCGATCCATTCCACTTTTCAATCATTTTATATTTTACCAAATCACTAGTCAAGCTTTCGGCTAGAATTTTATTAGCTTTAGCTTCTGCTTCGGAGCGTAGCCTAATAGATTCAGCATCTCCCTTTGCATCTTCAATTCTCTTGGCCGCTTCCGCTTTCTGCTGATCAACTTCGAAGAGTTTCTGCTGAGTCTTCTGTTGTGCATCAATTGTGGCATTGATCCGTTCAACGATCTGAGGAGGAAGTTCAAGCTCACCGATCAAGAAAATACGCTCAACATTGATTCCGATAGGCTGGACCTGTTCCCGGACTCTCTTTTCAACAGCTGCGATAAGTGCGGCCTTACCACCGCCATACACCGATTCGATAGGACGAGTCGAGGCTTCAGTGTTAAAAGCGTCACGAATCATGTTACGCAATACCATGCTAGTGATTTCGTCAACACCTTTCCGATACTTCTGGAAAATATCAGAGACCTTATCAGGATTGATGGAGTAAGAAACGCCAACACCAGTCTTTACCGTCATACCATCCTTGGTCTGGAAAATCATTCTCTCACCTTCTTCGGTGAAGGAATAATTCTGAGTAAAGGTGGGGAATAGGAACAAGTCTTCATTCATTCCGATCCAATAACGCCCCGGCCCTAGAATTTCTTTATCAACACCCTTCTCCTGACCAAGCAGATAAACCTTAACGCCCACATTACCAGCCGGAACCTTGGAACATGCTACAACTGAAACGCTGATCAGGAGGAGAGCGGCGATCTTCTTAAGAAACATATTTTGTAATCTCCTTTTTAAAAATTGAAAACATTACGACGGGAGCGGATAGACATACCAGCACACCAATTAGGACTTCAACATTATCGGTTGAGCTAATGTAGGCCGGGGCGACGTAACCATACGCCCCAATACCTATAAACGCTGCGGCGATAGCCTTGAGATATAGTTTAATCACTTATTTCCCTTTGCCATGCGACGGTTCATTTCGTATTCCGCTGCGGCTGAGCTAAGGCTTCCGCTTTCGATAATTGCCTTAAGTTCTTCCATGCTCTTGACCCGCATCTTTTCGGTACGGCTCTCATTAATTTTAGACATGCTATTCCTTTTATGCTTTTACTGGTTCAACAATCATTACATAACAAACTATAACGTGTTTGTCAAGGGCTTAAGTGATTTAGAATTAAATTAATCGTCCTGATCCGCCAAAGCTTCTTCATAACCTTCCCAATTATCTACGCCAGCTGCTTCTAGGGCGTAGAACTTTGACGCCGCGTCTCGCATGTCCTTGTAACGATTTGTGCCTGAAAATGGGACGATATCGTGCTTCATGCAGAGTTCTCCGATCAGTTTGAGTTCCGCCGCCTTTTCCGGTTCGTCGGGATAGATCGAATCGAAGATGTTATCGTATTCTAATTGCTCAGTCATTTCATTTCCTTTCGTCAAAACTTTCACAACGTTTAATCTCACCAAAATATAACAGATTTTGAAAATAAGTCAAGTGGGACGTAACAATTAGACAATTAGCCGGGGATTTCAATGTACTGAATCACTGTAACTTCCTTCGGCTCAACTTCTTTACAAGAAATTTCGTCATCATCGTATTCAAAAGGACGTTCATCCTGTTGTTCCGTAGCACCAACTGAATAGTGAGTCAAGTAGAATTTTCCTGACTTAACGTCTTGGAAAACCATCTCGTGATGAATGCTCCAACGACCATTGTCAGTGATTTCATCTTCAATAAGTTTAAGGTCGTGAATCTCTTCTTCCCAAATCAAGTCTTGAAGATATTCTTTTGGGTATTTATTCGTAGGCATAGCGGAAGTCCTCTGGAACAATTTCTGGATTAAAATCAATCAACTCGTAGGTTGAGTAATGAGTCTTGGCAAAGGTTCGGCCATCCTTGACATAAATCTTTTTCAATTTACTCGTATAAACCAAGTCTCGGTAGTTAAATCTACCCCTAGCGTCAATAATGACTCGGCCAGACAGATTCGGATAACGATTGTCCCACTCCGTTTTCTGAGTGAAAGCCACGCTTTCTAGCACGCCGGTAATACCTTCGGCGTTAAGCTTTTCTACCTCAGCCGCACGTTCCGCGTTCCATTTTTCGATGCGAATGCGGTTGGCTTCATGCCATTCTTCGCTAAACATTTCTAACGCATCAAATTCTTCGTCTTCGATCTCTAATTCAACCATCTTCAAATTTCACTTCTTCTAAAGTTTCAGGGAGATAACCTTCGCCGTCGAGCCAATCCAGATCAGCGTACTTTTCATCATAAGTCATATCGAGACGTGGCAGGCGTTCACAAATTGCTTCACCCAATTCTCTTGCCGTAACGTTATGGCCCTGACACACCAACACTCCGTTGATGTAGAGCCCTCTCCAAGTATCACCATTCACAATTACAATTTTCATTTACACTTCCTTAAATTAATACCAACTATAAAAATCTCTCATCGCCTGCCGACAAACCTCATCACTATGTTCAGAGCAAACATCACAAAGCCAAGCTTTACGACTCGAAGCAAAAGTAATTTCATGAAATGAAGTCATATGAAATTCATTACAATATTCACAGCGACTGAATCGAGGGAGCCACTTTCGCCAAAGCTTTGGATAACACCAAACTCTTTTAAATTCCAAGTACCAAATAGATTCCATAACAAAGCCAAGAAAGAGGGATGACCCATAACAAGGTCCGAACCGTAGAAATGTAAAAGACCATATGCCGAAATTGACCATAACGATCCACGACATGAAACGCACTAATCACCATGACAAGATAAATGGCCCAAATAGTTATGCCGTAGATGATCCAATTTATAAACAACGACATGTCACTTCCTATCGTAGCAATCCATGGCTACTCCTTGAAATGTAGTCACCACGACACAAATCTTGTTTCCATGTTTAGGCGTAAATTCTCTGATGGTGTAATACGAAGTATCTTTAAATTCGTAAGTTTCATCGATAGGAGGAAGGGTATCACCGGGGATAGAAAACACATCTTGGGCCGTGGCGCTTGAAGCCATAAGAGTGATGAAGCCTCCAATCATTAAATATCTCATCACCTAGCCTCCCTCACAAATTCGTTATAGTCGCGGCAAGTCCAATCCACTACATCGACTTCTCGTTTGTTCAACTGAATCCGATTCAACTTATTGTAATTTTCACAAGGGATTACGTAAACCACGTTCCCCGATTCTTTGACAACTTCACCGACTTGAACCTGACCATTTAGGATAAAGATGACATTGGTGGTTAAGGCACCGATTAGAGCTAACATTTCAAACCTCCCGTAAAATTGATAAGCCACAGGAGGTTACAGCATTGTGAGCCGTTTGTCAATCCACAAACAATCCTTTTTTTGTTCTAAGCTCTTCTAATTTAGCCATAATTATTTATTTACAATCAAAAGAGCTAGAAGGGCGACAAGGATCACGAAACCCCAAATACCAAACGCGATCCAGAGCGGGGACAAGACCCAAAGCCAAGACCACGAAATAAAGCCGGTTAGCTTTAAGCCAATGAACAAGATTGTGAGAAGACCGACGAAACCAATGCCGTTATTATTATTATTAATCTGAGTACCCATTAAAATAATCCATTCCTTGTACCATTAATTTTGTTGTTAATAATAATCATGATCCACTTCACGGTATAGTATACCGCCGCAATAGCGACAATACTTACCAAAGGGTCGGGCCAAGTTTCCATAACTAATCTCTCAAGCTTTCTATAGCCATAGTGACGGCTTCATATGCGTCACCTTCGGAAATACTAAATTGTTCGGCCAGCGGCGTAACAACTTCATTGTCGCGCCAATGATGTACCAGATCAGGAAGAACATTGTTACAGACATGTTTCAATAGCCTTTTCTAATTTCTCCCTAACCCCGACATATCTCTTGGTCAGGTACGATCTAAATTTCTCATCCAATCCGCCTAAGCGATCAGGATTATCATTATCTAGGTTATCGGCTAGTTTGCCAAGCAATGCGGTTAGATTACCGCTGGCGCATAACGCGTCGATATAATCATTGTAATCGTTACCTTCATCATGTGTCAGAAGTTTTACCGCGTCAATCGTCTTATTGTTGTAACCAAAGATATGGAGATCGTCTTCAGTAATATCACTATCTTCAATAACATCATGAAGCAATGCGACATGGATGTAATCCGAGACCGCGTTAAGTTTATATCTACGAATCAGAGAAACCATATTGTCCGCGACACGGAGACAATGATCGTATTTTGAAACGCCTTGCTTATCCTTCTGTCCCGAAAGCGCGGCTTTGACCAGAATTTTAGTTTTTGTAATTGTTGGCATTATAAAATTTCAAACCTTCCATCATCCATTTCAGCGGCACGTCTAGCATATGTTTCGCCTGTTTCAATATCTCGATACACAAAAACTCTATCATAATCAACTAAAGGAATTTCAGTTTGAACCGTTGCGTTCGTAATAACTTCATATATCGTGCCGCGAACCTTGTGTTTCACCTTGAAATGACTGTTATTCCTAGACGCGTAATAAACCAATGCACCAGAAATAGCGCCGGAAATAATGGCAGTAATTGTAATTGTTAAAAACATATTATTCAACCGTTTCGTAAGGGATGCATTCGATATCAGAGTCAGAAATTCCGACCCAACCATCTTCGTAATGGCGGACAATGCCTTTCTTAGCCGCGACACATTCTGCCACGGTATCAAATTTTTGTACCGTCAATGTCTGACCATTGTTATAAGCACTGAGCCAAATAATCATAAGTCCCTTAACAATCATGGTAGTACAACCTTAACGTCTTTGTCAATGCGTTTAAATTGATCAAATCCAGTTTTAATCACTTCTTCAAACGAAGTGATGTTCCAGCTATCCCATTTCTTACCAAATCGGGTGTGGCGCTTGAAATCGCGCCGATACACCTTACCTTCACGTGACAAAGCAAATTGAAACGATTGATTATCATCTTCGGCTTGATAAACAGCTACGGCTCTCGTCATTGAGTCATAATCCTTTTATAAAATATTTCATGAAGGAGACAATCATCATTAATAACCATTCCATCCTCATAATAATTTTCACCTTCTTCGATATGAAAATCCTTGTCGTCGTGATGTGGTCTAAGGACAAGGTCAAAACATGGGAGGTGGGACGAACCGTCTAGAAGGCTTAGGAAGGAATGGAACGCGCCAGAGATTTTTTCCTCAGTGGTGTAGCCATTATCAACATTGGCCCAATACTTAGGAAGACTTCTTATTGCTTGTAAAAAATTTTCTCTGACTTCTTCTTTGGTGTAAGCTCTCGGTGCTTCGCTCATCTGTGCTTCTCCACCTTATATTGATCGCAAATAGCTTTAAAGGCTTCGTCTTCAGAATCTGCATAACCATCATAAATAGCATGAGGAGTTAAAGCTTCTTTCTTATTATAAAATTTGGCGTTCCAATACCACTGATTCCAGAAAAAGAACCATGTAACTTTTTCGACATACGCGGTGCATAATTCGTCATCGACGTAAAAATAAGGTTCAGCCATCTTTCCTAATAATCTCCTGTTCCTTCATAGGTACTGATTCAATATCGCCGTGGGCGTTGAGCGTTGCATTACCGCCCTCTCCCTGTTTATCACTCTTCTTGCCACCTTTACGAAGCACGGCTGCACCGTTTTTCGCCGTCTTCTGCAATTGCTCGAAAGCCTTTTTATTCTGTTCCGTATTAGGGATACTGATTAGACGCGGTTCCGTTTTATCTTTTTCCATGATTAGAATGGAAATCGTTTTCTCATTCATTGTCCCGCCAAGAAATCTGGCTTGATCCAATTCAGTGAAATTAAGTGGAACGGCATATCCAAAATACTTTGGGACTTCTGTAACGGCTTGATAGTATCCTAAGTAAGTCAGCGGAATAAGTGCGGCAACTGCCATTTTCCAATTATACTTAGCAAGAATAATAAGCGTGAGTAGGACAAGGCCGAATATAGCGATACTAAAAATCATGTCTTTAACCTTGCGAAAAGAGAAACCTTGTCAGTTTCATTCTTTGAAATGAAATTACCTTTTTCATCCACAGTAAATTGGGTTATAGTTTCTTCCGTACCATCATCCAGTAGATCAACGCTGCGTTCCGTGATTTCCTTATAAGGATTAAGCTTACGAACCACGACCTTTACTTTTTCCGTCTCATGCGTTCTATTGGCATACATCATGACATTGACGGTGTAAGTTCCCGGCACAATACCTCTAATACTAATGACTTCACGCCTGCCGGGAGCACTTTTCATTTCACCCAATTCATTTTTGATACGGTTATTGATACCCATATTGTCAGTATCAAGAGTCATACCGCCTATTTCACGATCTCGGAAGAAAACGATCTCACCCTTTTCATTAGACACCCAAAGATCGACATCGTTAACTGAATCGTCGTCCCACGTCAATTCTATGAGGTACTGAGACGGATCGATGTGATTCCCTTTTTCTTCGGCTTTCTTAGCCTCAGATAAGAGAAACATTGTTACGAAGATGACAAACAAAGTGGTCAGGACATCGATGTACGCCGTAGCTGTTGATTTCGGCATCATTGGCCTAAATCCCTTGAAACTTAGAGGTATTTATTCTTTCTCGTACTGAGAAAAGCAAGAGCCGATTTGCATATCCATGAGATAGCTGGAACCAATGCCGAAAAGCGCGGTTAGGAACACCGGAGCTAGTTCTGGCATAATATTGGCGCGGAACGCTTCCAAGTCTTTTGCTCCATCCATCATCATATAGATCGCGGTCAATGTGCCAATAAGCCCTAATGCGGGAAGGCGGGAGCAGTAATACGACACGGCTTTGAAATTAGCTTTGTCGCCCATGCATCCTAGATAACCAGAACATAGGAAGTAGATCGCTGTAATGCCAAGGGTGACATGTGTTTTATCCATGATCCAGACGAGATTAAAAACGTCGTAGAACTGAATTAAAAAAGCCATGATAAACAGCGTGACACAGTTGAATGTGAGCCACTTATAATTAATAGTCATTATTTAAATCCTTATTTTCCATGGTTGGGACCAAAACCCATTTCTGTAGCAGCATGTTTTCTTGCATTGATAGCGTCTTGTTCGTTTAAAAAATGGCCTAAATAGTAACGTACACCATTTTGATTAATATATGCTACCCATCTCTGCTTATCTTCCCGCCAAAAAATTCCTGTAGTCCCACTTTTATTCTTAATACTTCGCGCCACGTTCTGCATGTTTATTAATTGTGTGGCGTCTCGGAGGTTATGAAGCCTATTGTCAGACCTAATCCCATTAATATGTTCCACCACCGGTGGCAAATAACCATAATTCCACAACCAAATTATTCTATTTGCCCGAAATTCCTTACCTAAAAAATGGTTTCTAGACAATACTCCGACAAAATAGCCTTGAGCGTTAAGCTTAGTAAAAGCTTCTTTTTCGGCTCTATTAGCATTCCACACATTACAGATGGCTTGAGCCGAAAATCTTGGGCCATCCTCGAACCAAGATAGGTCCCGCCTCTTCCAGTAAAGCTTGCCGGATTCTGGGTTGTACTCTAACAGTTCTTTCAATACGGTTTGACTTATTAATTCATCTTTATTCAACGGTTTACTTCGTTTTTACATCAATCGACATTATTCTTCATCCTCATATTCTTCAGGGAGATAGTCTAGCGGATTATATCCACTGATATTTGGACCATCCAGTTCCTTAACCAAGAGGGCTACAACATCTTCAGGAACTTCTAGTTTTGTCAAATCATAGGCATCTAATTTACCATAAATTTCTGAATGTTTGCCGAGAATTTCACCGAAGTAAATCTCTTTACCAATGGCGCTATCAATGTCTTCTTGGTTCGCGGCGAAAAGACCTTCAACATCGCCCATACGTCCGCAGTCCCAATAAAATTTATAAAGATTCATTTAGCTATCCTGTTTAGAATTTATAACGACGTGTCGCGCTATACGCGGCGAACGAAATGATCCATATCGCTATGGTGAGAAATAAATCAGACGGCTGAAGCAAGAACGCCGCGCCGAAGATGGCGAGGAAGATTATGAAGGAGAAAAACAGATCAACGGCGAACGTCTGTAACCAGAAAATGACATGGTTCCAATTCATTGTGAACGTTTCCCTTGTTCAAACGCACGCCTTGCATGTCGTGTCACGATGTCACGGAACTCAGAGTTGTGTCCATATTCTTGAGGATAATACTTGTTCCACCATGGATCGAATTCATCAAAAGCTGGTGGCTCTACGCTGAGAGAATCAACTTTTTTAAATCTGCTAAAATGATGGCCGTCTGGTTTGCCTCTATCATCTTCGATCACGCCAACGTAGTCATCGTAATACTTGTAATACTTGCCGCCGACGACGTAATGTGTTCCTACGGTGAAGAATTCTTTACTAAAATATTCATCGCCTCCACCAATATATTCGACTATATCGCCAACAACTGCATCTTCACTACTTGTAAGGTTAGTCATGTCTTTAGTCTCTTTCAAACTCTTCAATTTTTATATTGTCAGTCATTACAACATAGAAATCTCATTTTGTCAAGCTAAATTTTTCGTAAAGTTCTTCTACGCTTTTGTTTTAAATATTTCGGAGTACCTAATAATTGAAAGCAAATCTGTGTCTCTAATGTTAGAAGCGCTTTCTGGCCACTTCTTAATCAAAAATCAAACCCCTTCTACGGCCCATCGAGCCATAACTTCCGCCACGCCTTCTTCCGTCGTCATCCGATTATTGATGAACCAAACCACTGTACCGACAAAGGTAATTCCGACGCCGATAGTATCTTCGCCTTTATTAATTTCGTAATATTGATCCGGCTCCGAAAGAGCAAGATTCATCAATTTATTAGTAGTCATTGAATTGTTATATCGGGCCATTTCAATCTCCTTTTCTGTTAACGACAAGAAACTACGAACGGGGCATCTTTATCGAACACTCTGTTATACATGAATTTTGGCCAAAGGAGAACAATCGCTGAGGCACCGGGATAGTTATTACTGTAGCAGATTCGGTTAAAGCGATCATCATATTCTTTTTGAAACGCCAGACCAATGAGTAGATAGACTACGACAAGTGATACGAGTGTTTTATTCATTAGAATTTGTTCTCACCTCCAATACTTAATCACTTAAAAACAGCAGTAGCCCATTTAAGGGCTACTGTCAATCACTTTGTGTTACACGAAACGCTTTTCTTTGTCTGTAACAGAGACTTCAGATTCTTGATCATTTTAAATCTCCCTCTTTTTGACTTTAACAAGTGCTGTTTCTCTGATGGCTTTGAGCTTGATTTGAGCATCCATGTAACTCGTGGCGACAATTTCTAGTTCAAGCTCTACCCCGTCTAGCTGATATCTACAGCCAAACACAAATTCTTTTGGTTTGGGTGTGACGACGTTCTTATGTGTCTTAAATTGCTTAATGTCAACCACGTTTGTCATCTCAAAGCTCCATAGTTAGTAACCACGACTAAAGTCGTTAATTTAATTAATAGCTCTTGTCAAGTAGAGGACAAAACAAATAATTAAACTTGACTTTTAAAATTTAATATGCTATAATAATTAATTTAATCGGACAGTTGAATTAATGCAAAAAATTTATTACACAGTATACGAGACAACTAATTTAGTCAATGGAAAAATTTACATAGGAATCCATAGAACTAAAAATATTCACGACACGTATTTAGGTTCTGGTAATATTATTAAACAAGCTATCAAGAAATATGGTAGAGAACACTTTAATAAAAGAATTCTATTTATTTTTGATACTCTTAAAGAAGCTTCTGACAAAGAAGAAGAATTGGTTACACTAGATTTTATAAAATTGTCTAGCAATTATAATCAAATCCCCGGCGGGGTTGGTAATAAATCTGGAACACACGCAAAATGTGAGAAGGTCTTGGACGATCACTTAGATGAAAACATTTTAATAGAAGAAGAAATTTTAAAAATCCTGTCAGAAAAATATGATAAAAAGAAGAGCAAATTAATTATCCAAATTGAAAGAACAAAACAAACCTGTAGAGAAAGATATGGCGTAGACTTTTGGGCACAACTACCTGAAAGTAAAGAAAAGGTGAAAAATACCATATTAAAAAATTACGGAGTAGATCATATTACCAAAATACCAGAAATCAGAGATTCTATAATAGAAAAAATGCATGAAACTATGAATGAAAAATATGGAATGATTTATTCAAAAACAATTGAAGGTAGGGAGAAAAATAGAGCTGATACTTTACAAAGATATGAGAATGGTTGGGTGCATCCGAAGCTAAATAAAATTACTATTACTGACGGATATAGTAATTTAACTGTGGAAAAAGATTTTATAATTCCAGATAATTGGTATAGAGGTATGACTAAAAAAGATACTTCTGGTTTCAATAACTCTAATTTTGGCACTATTTGGATAAATAATGGAAAAGAGAACATTAGACATGAAGCTATTGATCCTATACCGGAAGGTTTTAAATTAGGGGTTTTGAGACGTAAACAAATTTGGATAACAAATGGAAGGATCAATAGAAAAATATATGAAACCAGCCCAATACCTGTTAATTTTTACTTAGGCAAAACAAAAATTCTTAAAAATAGAGATTTTTCCACATGTTTGATAAATAATGGAATTACCTGTAAAAAACATCCTAGACAAGAAGAAATTCCTTCAGGTTGGGTGTACGGTAGATTACCTAAATCATAACTCAATATCTATATAGTGTAGCTCATTTAGGCATACAAATCTAGTGCCTAGGATGACTCTATCAAAATTAACGTGCCAATGCCCAAAATACCATTCGTCCGGCTTGTGTCCAGAGCTTTCAAACATGGACTGGAAACACTGCCTAGTTCTACTCGATATTTCATACTTGGTACGACTCACCGAAGCCATGACTTGATCCGCGATAAACTCAGGCGTTTCGTGAGTGATCATGACACGAGGTTTGGTCATCACGTATTTGTCATAAATGTTGTAAAGCTCCTCCATGGAAAGCTCTTCATCTTCCCACCACGACACGCCGGGAGTTCTATATTCTTTATCGATGGAAACTGCGCCGCCCACGAACATGATGGATTCTTTTTCCCAAAACGTCCCGTCAGGGATGTAATTAGGCTCGTCACGGCATCCCATTGGGGAATCATGGTTGCCACGAATAAACCAGTGGTTGTGTACGTCATAAAGTTCTACAGGGTTAGGTTGAAATCCTATTCCGAAATCCCCTACCTGAATCGAGCGCTCAATGCCTTTAATCTTGGCGTGGTCCAAGATGGCGAGGTATTGGCCCATTTTTCCATGCACGTCGCCAATAATCCTATATTTTTCACCCACGCCAAGTCACCTCGACCGTATCGACAAGCTCACAGGGCTCATTGGTATCAATGTCATAAGGCTCAGCTTTAAACGCCGTTACAGCCTCTTCCCGGCTCTTGAAAGGCTCGCTATGATCAAAAGACGTTGTTCCATCGGCCCAGCGAATCACGTTGATCCAGATCGAAGGGATGGTAGGATCAACTTCTTGGACAAAGGTCCAATGTAAAAGGAAATCTTCGTCAGTGCCTTGCCAAAACCATGAATCTCCGACAGAAGTAGGCTCAACGTCATACGTGCCCCTTGTCATGGTCAATTTGATCGTACCAAAAGAATCTTGGACCGCCGTGGCAAACAGTGTGCCATGGTAAAGCCATTCCGAATTTGCTCTAATTGTCATAAAATATATTCCTCTTGTGTTTGATCATCGGGCCACTCCCAATCTGAGTGTCCCCAATATAGGTTTTCTAGTTCCTGCCATGCTTCTTTTTCAGTAGGGAAAAGTTTTGGGCCTTTCTCGCCCCCGGCGCAGGGGCGAAATTGGTATTCTTCCTGAATCACGATCCAGTTCAAAGCTTCGGGAGGGAAGCGTTGAGCCTCTATGTCATGGTAGACAAATAGCTCGTCTTCCTTTTGGCTGTTGGGACAGCCAAGCCCGTAGGAGAGTTGAACCACTCTTGCTCCGCAGCGACATTTCATTGGATTATCTCCCAATTATTCCTTTTAAAAATTTTTAAAATAAATCCCTCCCTGTCTCGCTCAGGGAGGGATCATGATATTTTTAGTGAAACGCTTGGCTGGATGTCATCTCTAGGTCGTTTTGGGACAAGAGATGGGCCATGCTCAAAATCTTACCGTTGTTGTTGATATACTTTATGTTGATGTCTATGACGCAGAACCAATCGAAACTATTAATAATGTTTTCTAGTTGGTCCGTGTCATCAAAGCCAAAAACTTTCGTTTTCTCCGTGTCATCTGTAGGCTTGTACCGAACCGTAGCATTCCAGCGACTCATTTCTTCTCCATTCCCCAATAAATTTGTGACAAATAGGCGTATATCGGCTCTACCCCGTTTCGGTCAACTAGTTCTGTATCACTATTGACGTTCCAATCAAAACGTGATTGGGCCAGAGCTTCAGCATAACTTAGGGCATCGCGCTTTTGTTTGAAAGGCTGTATTATCCACATACACAATTTACCAGTCTGTATGTGGTAAACCCGCCACAGGCCATCCGAGTCATCCTTGACCAAAGCAAATGGGCCTTCTTGATAGGCGGGTTTATTTTGAAACGTAATTTTATTTGCCAAAAAATACTCCCCTCAAAATCAATTGAAGGGAGTATTTAGCAGAACTTAGTGATTTTGTCAAGCCCCATGTACCACTTTTGGTGGAGCCGGCTTAGGTCTATGGGCGAAGCGTTAAGACCATTTCACCATTCATCAGCGCCTGAATCGTGGAGCGGTGCTTGTTGGCAAAGACTAGAACGTCATCGCTTTCGACTTCGATTCGGCTCGTATTGTCTTTCGTGGTAACAGGCGTGGTGACGACCTCGTTAGACGTTTCGGTATTTTCCTGCCGAGCCTGCATCCTCAGTTCACGTTCCTTTGATCTGTCACTAGCGTTTCGCAATTTTGCATCAGCAATCTTATTACTGATTTCCTGAAGCGATCCACGGCCAAGGCGGTTGACGGAGAGGAATTCTTCAGGCTTGATCCGGTCCAGATCAGCCAGCGTCTTGTTGGTCAGGCCCCCATTCTTAAGAGCCGTTCTGGTGCGTCCGCTCCAAGTGATGTCGCTGACTTTGATTTCGTTCAATGCGGTCATGACGTGTCTCCTATGTTTGTTGCTTCTCTCTAAGTGCCCCGGATTTTTCTGTTTCGGTGCTGCCTAGATAATGCATCAAATCAAACAAGGTTCCAAACTTTTTTGTCGCGATAGCACTTTTTTCACAAATGATTGTTTCTAAACGATTATTTTTCGTATTCAAGAAATTCTGACATGCTTACGACGCTTCCGACATAGTGAGGAACGAGGTTTTCACTCATAAAAGAGAGGAAAACGATTCCAGTTTTGGCGACCTCAGCCAGTTCTTCTGGCGTCAATTGCCAAGCCGTTACGATACACCTGTCTGTTTTCATGGCAGGAATACCTACAACCTCATTTTCCATGCCTTCTGGTGGGCCATAAAAGCGGTTTGTTCCGCTAAAATTTACGCCTGTCGCCATTACTCATTCTCCCATTGCGCTTCACGTTCTAACTTCTCAGCCGAGACTTTCTTAATCGTGTCGGCCAAAACCTCATAAATCTCTCTGTTGTCTTGTTGACCGCCGTAATTGGAGGGTCTATAATGTTTCCACATAGTACCCATGTTTTGCTCAAAAATGAATTGTCGATAGAGAGCATCGGCTAGGCCAGATTCAATGGCACGGTCCAAGAAATCGAAAGACTGATCCTCTTGGACCTGATGAAGTATCTTCCAACCAATCTTACTGATCTTCCAGCCAAAAGCTCTGGTATTTTCTAGGTACAGCGGGAACATGGAGAACTTGTAAGGTTTTTCCGGTTCTCTTGAGGCGGCTAGTTCCTTCGCATCTTCAAAAGCTTTGATGAAATACTCTGGCCCTTGCTCCAAAATTTCTTTGCGATACCCAAAAATATCTGGATCGATGATTTCTTTGGAAAAAGTGTCATGCACGGTCTTATGTACGAGAAAAAAAGTATCTGCTAGTCGATATTTAGCGCCGTCTTCCTCTTCATCCTCCATCTTTTCATCACTATTTTGTGCCTGCCCCGCATCGAATCCAAGCAGTAAATTCAACGGAGAAGGTTTAAAGTCCTCAGCGATATAGCCATAATCATAATACGTTGTGAGTTGTGGGAAAGAAATGGGTTGCCACTCCTGATCCACGTGAAAAATATTTGCGCCGTTGCGGTACACGAACCTCTGTTTCTCAAGGCCCGTGACGTAGCAAGGCTCATCGCCCCGGATCGTCATGCCAGAAATTCCACATACCTTATCAAAGCTTCCCATTAAATTCTCTTTCTGCTATATCTGTTACAGCGCTAATTACTTTTTTCTGATCACAGGCGTACCATCCCGCGCTGGCAAAACTGTTTAGTTCTACAATTTTTGGATCACCATTTTCCATCAACGCAACGTCACAGGTATAGACCGTATCGAGTTGCCATGGTAATTTAGCGACACGCCTAGCCATGTCAGAACATTCTTCGGGATAATCGCGGCGCACATCAAGCTTACCGTCCCAACGATACTCAGAGCCCGCTATGACTTGACCATCTCCAATGATGAAGCGAAACTCACCCATGATCTGTTTGCGCTTCGACGGTGCGATCATGATGATCGATTCATCGGTTACAGAGGTTAGTTGCTGAGACGTGTTGATTTCGTATGCGAAATCATAGCGATGAATGGTTTGACCTGTAAAACTCTTATCGCCACTTACCGGCCTGATGAAAATCTCATCCGTATCCATGAGATTATAAATCCATGTCCCACGCGCCTTCAAATCACCCCAAGTGAGCATGACATAGTCAGAATTGAGGAACCAATTGTAAGGGATGTTTGACATATAGACGTTACATTGACGATTTGGCGTGAAGCCAAAAGCGCCGGGATAGAATTGCTTCGGGCATTTCTTGATATAACCAATAGTGCCATAGAGAACAACGTTATCGCCGTTGTCATAACCACCATAATCTTGAATCTCGGCAAAAGGTACATACTTGGCTATGTGGTACGTAATTCCTAATTCTTTAAAAACATCGGGTATGGTTCGATACAACGGATTATTATCAAATAAATACTCATCGATACACCACTTTGCCGTCATTACGCGTCTTTCTCACATCCATAATATTGCTCCGGCAGCAATCTTCCGTGTTTCGTGGCAAATTCGATGTCGTGGGAGATATTTTCCGCAGTGAACATAGAAGTCAAAATATTAATTTGATTTTTTAATTCAAAAACCTCTGAGGATTGAGTCGCTAAATCTTTGATATTAGTCTTTCCTAATGCGGAAATCTTTGATAGAAGCACCTCGTACCTCTCTATCTTGGCTTGCGCCAGCGTGAGAGGATCAATCTTTGCTCTAACATCAAATAGGTCTTGTATCTTACTCAATTCACGTTCCAGTTCCCCCGGATCAGCACCGGGAACAACATCAACATGAAGACCGGTAAGCGTTCTGGTAGGGCCGAAGGAATTAGTCAATCGTTCCTTGTAACGCTGAATCACAGCCTTAGTCTCTTCGCAACGTTTATCGTCATCCATTATAACTCTCCTTGTATATTCACTGTCATGATAAGGCTCGATCCCTTGACTATGGGGACCCAAAATTGCTTTTCTAGAATTAAAAATATTAGGCATGACAGCTACAATTGTGCCGCTACTCTCATTCACGACTTTTGCGCCTTTTCAAACGCGATCCAATATTCAGCATCAGTGATCCAGAATTCATTTTTATCTGGCTGATACCCATCGAGAGTCAGGACCAAGGCGAAACCCTCTGGCGCAGTTTCGCCTTCGGTATAGGTGATACAGGTTTCTTCTTCATCGTCCCACATATATTCCGCCGTGACATATTGAAGATCGTAGCTCTCATACCCAAAACTACTAGTTTGAGCGAGATAAAGAATTTCTTCGCCATGCTTAGGCATTTTTTCTTTAAACGAATAAAAATTTAAGGTTAACATCAAATATGACTCTTCAATTCATCTAGCACGCTCTGTCGCAGCACTGGATCGCTAATACTATCAATTTGTTTCCGGGTCTCAGCCGCGTATGACTCAGCTTGTTCAATAATGGTATTCATCGCTGGTTTGTGTCTCGCCACGACAAGCTCAATCTTAGTTCTAAGATGAGGGTCTTCGGCACAACAATTCATGTCAGAGACTTTCATTATTTACACCGTGCCATAACGTTCCGCTCCAAACGATTCAGAGCAAGATTGAGCCGACGCCTGACCCAACACATCGTGAAACGAAGTTCATGACCAAAGGGTTGAGTCTTAATCAGTTTTTTAAATTGATTCACAGACATATGGCCCTTGGCCTTGTTGCAAGGTTCACATGCAGCGACAAGATTTTCCTTGCGGTCAAGGCCGTTATCCATGCGAGACACGACATGATCCGCAGTTGCGGTACGATATGTCAGAGGTTCGTAGCAATAATCACACTGACTATGCTGCACCACTCTAGCTTCTTCACGATATACTCTAAAAAATGCTAGGTCTAATTTATCGGGTCGGCGTTTCTTATTTTTCATATTTTTAGTCACTTAAACGACGAGCCTCCAAAATTAAATCATTATGTGTCAAGTTTCTCGGTGTACGTGATTTCAATGGTATCTACCAAAATGGTTCCAGACATGCATCTCGCGGCATAGTTCTGAGCCTGTGCCTTCGATGCAAAAGGGGTTGCGGATACCCAAATTCTATCCGGGTCGCTCATATTTACAAAGATATTAAACCAGAGAGACTCAATCGAGCGAGGCTCCCTAATCTCGATATAACATCCGGCGTCTGCGTGTTGATTTGGGCGACATACTTCATCTTTGCAGGTCTTGTCCGAATAATTATAGGTCATTGTCCCGAACGTTTGTTTTTCTCCTACGTAAATAGGTTCAAACAAATTATTGGTTCCTGTTTGTCTATATCTCTTACCTACTTCAAATGACATTACGCACCTTCTGTCTTACTGTCACGTACCGCGTCATAACCGCGACGGACTCTCTCCGTGTACCGCGCCTTAGCCGTATTACTCATCCCGATCCAGTCATAGCCATCAAATTTAGCATCGCTCGCGGCATGGGTTTCGATATCTTTTTCAGTCATTCGTGTGCTCCTTATATAAACAAGCTAGCCGTATATTTGGCCACTATAATTCCCATAAGTAACGGAAATATCAAAGTAGTAATGATTCCAACAAAGGCATTCCCTAATGCACCTTCAAAGGATGCTACCCAATTGTCTTCGATCCATTTGTGTAGACCATAACCCATCAGCACCATGAAAAATGTAGTGGCCACACCAAAAATAAGGCCGATTATAGTCGTGATCATTACCGGTTCTCCTTATTCCACGTTAAATCCATGACCGATCAATTCTTGCACCTCAGTTTTATGCAACAAATTATTTCGTTCTAAAATCTCACACAATTTTGCAAAAATTTGTACCAGCAACTCAAGTTCCGAGACCACGTCAGGCTCATTCCTATATTCGCGCATATCCTCAATTCTTAGTTCAATTGCATCAGAAAGGGAATACTCACGGCCCAAAGAATCGGTAATTTTCATTATTGTCGTTCCACCGTGAACCCGGAAGCGTTCCTGTGACCCCCGCCTCCATGACGTGACGCAATGATTGAGACATCAGCCCTACCCTCTTCCGATCTGAGCGAATAGCGTGTTTCACCCTCAGCAGTGATGTACCAAACCGCAGCAAATTGAGCCTCGGGATAAGCCTTGATCAGAGCGTTACCGACTTCAGATTGAAGCACAGAAGTGTTACAGAAAATGGCTACGTGCCCATCACGATTACCATTTTCTCGCACGTACCATAACGTATCCCAATAAGCGTTACCGACGATTTGCCGAACAAGTTTATCTTCATATTCAACAACGGCAGCGCCACGACGGACCAGATCGTGGGTATCATTATTGCTAATGACATTGTCACGCCATGTTTCAAAGATAAAAGGAATAGAAGCCGTGGCTAGGCCAAATTCCTTTGATCCACTCAATTCCCACTTCCATAGGTCGCGGTCCTCAATATAAAGCAACGCTTGTGGTATTTCTTCGAGCGGGTTAGCGAATCGCCATGCCAGCACGGCTCCGCTGTGAAGCATGTCAAAGTGAGCCACGACATTGTTATGCTCGTAACTCAAAATATCTTCTAGATCGATTAACTCTCCGTTGAACGTGCCAAAATCTTTTAGTTCACTTTCGGCGCTTTTGTGATGGTCCAAAATGATGACGGACTTAGCGAGTTGAGCCATGGCCCAAATTTTATCCTTCTTCAAGGAAAAATCTACGAATAAGACATTTTTTCCACGAATTGTTCCGCTGTTAATAGGCTCGCCATGATTGATGGGAATAAATTCAATATCGGGCCAGCGATGCCAAATAGCATATGCCGCGCCGAATCCATCTGAACAAGGAGAGTGATAAAAGCAAATATCTGGTTTATAAATCATTTATTAATTAAGCTCCAAACAGAATAAGAATACCGATCCAAACAAGCTGATAATTGTAAGCCAAAATACCCAACACTATCAACGCAATGGCATAACTGAAATAATTAATTACTTTCATCATTCAACCTTTTCACACCTGTAGCCAATAATTTCATAATTTTCGGGGATAGCAGCCATTAGTTCGGGCTGCTTCGTGATACATTCTTGAACCGAAGTCAAGTCTTCATAGATGAAACTCATGGTTAGATCATTGGGCTGATTCAAGGACGCGGCGATGATGACAAACTTAAACATCACTCCGTGTCCTCATAAATATCATAAGCGCCAAACGTATCCTCAAATTCAAATTCTCGAATCATCAGACCGTCCCTAAGCAACATTTCTTCAGACTCAAATCCGTATGTTTCGCAATAGCGTCGAATCGCTCCAACCTTCGGAACGTTAAGGTAACATTTTATCTGGCCAAGACAGCCGATAGACGTAATTTTATTGCGTTCCATTACCAAGCTCCTCCAATTCTGTCTCACTTAATTTGTAATGCAATTTAGCCCACATAAGGCATTTGTCAACATCTTTGTTATAATAAGCCACTAGACTGTTATTAATTACGACTTCAAATGCATCGTTAATCACGGCAGAACGTCTAACAGATACCCTCATGTCGCATCACTCGGCAGCATCATCAATAGTTTCCAAAGCTCATCGATAGAACCACCGGAGGAAATGATAACGGCGGCACGAATCTTGACGTGATCAATTTTGGCATAAATATCGTCGGGGACGTAACGTTCGCCCATGTCGTAAATCGCTACGTGTCGGTGTTTCATCGCACTCCCCTCTCTTCAATAAGTTTAGACAATGCTTCTGCGGCTAGCACCATAACAGCATTAGCTCCTGCTATGTCACGGACAACGTCGCTGCCATCATTTCCCGGCCAACGTTCTTCACGAAATTGGACGCCTTGGCGAAGTTTTTCAATCAGTTCTCTCAAAAAAAAATTTCTCCTTAAAAATCTTCCGCCATAAACGGCAGAAGATCACTTGACAAAATCATTTAAACCCGTTATAGACCGTTTCAATCACTTTGTCAAGCATGTTTCTGCCGTTTATGGCGGAAAGATAAACGTTTAAGGAGAAAACTTTGAAAGCTTATTATGAAGCGTTGTGGCGCGGCTTCAAGCAGAAAATTAACAACGAGCCCTTTGCCATAGATGATTATAAAGATCATTTCACCGGAGGTTATTATGAAAATGGGCGATTTTTAGCCGTCCATTTAATGCATATCGGATATGACATAACAACTGTCAACATTGATAATATCGAACGAATTTTTAGCAAATATAGGAAAGAACTTTGGCCGGAAGCATACACGAGAAAGAGATGCGCCTTTGCGTTATCGACAAACTTAGAGCATTTAGACCCGAATCACGAATAATTCACGAATTGAATACGGCGGGCACGGGTAGTCCTCGCGCCGATCTTGCTTGTGTCGGGCGTGCTGAAATTCTGTTGTTTGAGATTAAATCAGAGAAAGATGTTTTGAAACGTTTGGCCAAACAATGGGAGGCGTTTAGTGCTTGCAGCCATCAAACATATCTAGTCCTCGATAAAAAGTTTTTCACCATAAGCAATCATACCAATAGGGTGAGACCTTTTATCGTAGAGCCGGAAGAATTTAAATCTTTAAAAGGTTATGGTACTAATAAAAATCTCTGGTATTACCCCGAACCAAAGAAAACTGATTTCAGTCTTGATCACACATGGAAAATCGTCCCACGCGGTTCAAAGCAAGACAGTTTTCCAACGCCTGAATTAAGGGCAGTGCTTCAACTCTTGTGGCGCGAAGAACTGCTTGAGGTGTGCCGCGATACGGCTTTACCTTATCAGTCTAAAGATAATATGATGAAGCTGGTGGAACGAATGATTCTCGGACTAACGGGGCGTCAAATCATTACGCAGACGTGTCGTATGTTGAGGAAAAGACCATTTGCCGTTGCGGATCAAGCTATTATTGATTAAAAAATAACCCGCCACAGGCGGGTTATTAAAATTTTCAAGTCTTTTATTAATGAATTGTCAGGCTAGTTTAAAGATGGATAGTTACCCTCTTGAAACATCAGCTTGCCAGTGGAAGCCAAGATTGCTTGATGGTGCAGCGTTTGTGTGAATCGTGAATTGGGTTGCTGTGATGGTGTCGATCCAGAAATCAGTGACGCCAACGGAGCCGATATTGAATTTTGGTGTGGCAATAATATCTCCATCTGTAGGAGTTCTGCCTAATCCATGATTTACTACCGTGCTTGTAGTAGTGGTTAGCACATTGACTAGGCCCGAGTTATGTGTCTTATACCCAATATTTCCCTTGACGATGCTATTTGCGCCAATGATGGTCATGCCACCGTCGCCGTTAATACCTTGAATATTACTATAATTAGTGGTCCCGGTTTCTGCCAAAACAAGGGTAGCAGGTGAGCCTGTGTTTTTAATCATCGGACCTCCCCGAACAGACATATTCTGGCTGTTGTTTAATATTATGGGTACGGCTCCGACTAGAGATTTGTCGTAATCATTGATATTTCTGAAATCAAACATCAATCTAGAACAATCATTTGCTACAAATGCTGTGTCCACGAGGCTGATAAGGTCAGCTTGAAAGGTTGAGTCTATTAGCCCATTTATACGGATAGCATCGCCTTGGCCCGCTCCGGCTGTTGCATTGCCCATCCAGAGACTGGAGAAATGTAATTGCTCAGCTATCGTAGATGAGCCCTTATTGATAATGAGCAAATCTCCTGATGTGTCGAACATCAATCCAACAGCAGAAAACCATTTTAGGTCTTTCCCTGATGGGCTATCGCCTAAGTACATTGCCGTACTACCGCACGCCAGCATTTCCAGTCCGCTAATAAGAGACCCACAAACACTCTCGCCTCGGAAGCCATACCGCTCCACCCCTGAGATGACGCCTCCGTTGAGTTTGATACAATTTTCCACAACGGAGCCGGGACCGTCGAGCATTTGGATACCATCCATGCAAGACAAGCTCCCAACGGTTGGTCCGCCATCGATCATCGGACGAATAACTTGGGTTTGCCAGTTGTTCTTAAACCTCATAGCGGCATGACAAGAATATACACGCACGTTCTCGATGCTGCCGTGATTAACGGCGAAGAAGTCAATACCGAATGCACTCGTGTTTGCCCTACCGGGACCGATTATGGTAAAGTCCTTCAATTTAAGACGAAACAAGTCATTCACACCTGTAACGTTTGTAGTCTTGAGGCAAGTATTATTATTGATGTTACGAATAGTGGTAGCACCATCACTTAGACCGGTAATGGTTACGTTTTTAGCAAGAGTTAGGTCAAGGTTGGATATACGACCGACCCCACGAGGTAAACGTAGTACAGCGGAATTTTGGCCTTCATATTGGTTTAAGCCACCAAGTGTTTGGAAATAGGCGATGGCTGCTGCCATTGCTGGGGTATCGTCAGTACTATCATCCCATGCCGCACCCCCAGCAAATTGAGACATGCGGATATCAAACTCAATGACTCGAACAGCTACTTCGGCAGGCACAGAATTTAAATTTGCGTTGTAAGCTTGGACACTGGTTCCAATATCACTTGGTTGAATCGCTGTATCTGCCTTAGTTCCTTGGACAGCCGTGGCAAGCTCGGACACAGGTTTGGACGCAAGTTTCCCATCCGGCTTCGTTCCAAGGAGAGAGGTGGCTCCAGTGGCCGTGACTTGGTTTACATTTTTCTGAATCGTTGCCATTATAAAATACTTTTCTTATTTAGTTCCATAAAATTACAACCACGTAAGCAATTTAGTAGTGGCCGCTTCTTCTAACACGGCTTGTCCACCTTTGCCGCCAGATGCGACTCGTGGGTGAGTTCCATCGTCAGACAGGGAACAAGTTCCCGGTATGATGTATAACGTATCACCTACTGTTGGAATATTGGCAAATGCGCTACTTGAGGTGTAATCACCAGCAGTGTTGCCATTTGCGGTTCTATAGCCACCAATATTGGCTCCTGTAATGAATTGCGCCCCACCATTCGCGGTAGTGCTTGTGCCAACGGTATAGTTGGTCTGGAAACGAGTGTTAGTCAGCGGTGTTCCGGTTACAACGGCACAGGTCTGGACATCATTAACCAGCGGTGTTTCACCACCAACGATGAAACGACCACTGTCACGAGCCGGTTCAAAAGCATCGGCCCATTCCATGTAGTCATCGAGACCACCCGCTCTGACCCAAGCGTTAAAAATGGCACGGTCTGAGCCACTACCAAAAGTAAATTTACTAGAAAACGCGGTTTGAAACTCAATCGTGTTTACATATTTCTGAGACGTTAAGGTAATAGTTCCAGTGGCTGGGGTTGTACCTGATCCGGGGAATAGGAAAGTCAATGTGTTTGTTTGCGTATCGATGGTACGGCAAACCATGACTTGGTTATATTCGGTTTGAGTAGCCCCAGCGGTGAGATACGATTTACCTACCACGAACTTCGTCGCATCTGGAACAACTACTGTCATTATGTTCCCGGCTGAAGTGACTGACGTGGCCGTGATATTTGCCAGTTTTGTGACTCTCGGAATCATAGTTGTTTGAGTAAATAAAATCTTTGACGCATTAGCTAAAGTTTTCATTGCTACGAGGTAGGTTTTTAAATTATCTACTGTAGTCATTGCACCAAAATCATTGGTGCCAAAATTGGAGACGAAGCGTGTAATCCCCATCGCGGCGGCGAGTGCGACTTGGCGTGTAAAATTAGCCGCGCCGGATGCTCCATAAGTTTGCGCCGTGGTTCCACTGATGCTGATTTGGTAGCAAGGGCAACGGCCCGATGTGACGGTGTATAACGCGCCGCCGTTGTTCGTCATAATACTATCACCGATGGCAAAAATGGCTTCTTTTTTCAGTAGTGATTTATGCGCCGTGGTCAATAGTCCGGCAAAACCTAGATTAGCGATGTACTTAAGGCCATTTGGTATGGTTGAGAATAGATTTACTTTAAAACTTGCACCGGCTGGGATAGTAGTTGCTGGCACAACTCTATCTGTTTTGATATGAGAGCCATCTGGTACAGTAACAGTAGATAGGCCATCAATGGTGATTGCAGTTGTGGTGCCACCAACTGGATATTCGACGTTACCAGTAACATCGAAAGTATTTCCCGCCGCATTTGTTCCAGTGGTTGAAATAGACCATCCTTGTAGCACGACTGACATCAATGTTATTGCAGCGCCACTTTCATTTACAAATGTAGCGCTATACGTCTTTTGTGTCCCATCACCAGTTAGTGGAGCAGTACCCGTGCTATGCGCCGGTCCTAGGACGCGAGTGGCTAAACGATCCACAATACCTGTATCGATTGGGCCTCTTTCTCGGCTTCGTGGAATGGTTAAGGCTTTTTGAGTCTTGGACATTCCTACCGTAGTGGATAAGGATGACGTATTGGCGTAACCGGGGACAACCAAAAGGCCAGTATTTGGGTTATGGTGAATATTTTTAGGTCTAGCCATGACGAAGTCTCAATTTAGGTATGTATTATTTCTGTATATTATAACATTAAAATTTAAAAAGTCAAGCTATAATGACTTTGTACATTTTGTTAAATCACTAGACTCAAAAAAGAAACCCACCGAAGGGTGGGTCCTTGATTGAGACACGGCTCAGATGATCAGAGGGTGGGAGGGGAGCAGCATAAGGTGGTGGGTCAGAACACCACAGTCGGATCGGGAATAGGACGAACGCCAAGGAAGAGTGCATCGACTTGCCCCGTCCCGGATGCGCCGCCCCAGTAGCTGATTGGAATGTTGAGGCTGAAAGCATCCCCGATGACTTGGAAAGGCGGAGACCAGATAGTGCCACACATGTTCTTATTCGGCAGCGAGCGTTGTCCAGTCACGTGCCCCGATGAGCCTGGGTCATAAGCCGCCAATCCGGTCGAAGTGAAATTTGTGACGCTCCCTGCGTTCGTTATATCCTTGACCTGAAACGGCACGCCCTTAAAGAAATCGGGCGCACCTTTGATATCGACATACGCCATTCCTTCGACCCACGTGCCAACTGACAAGCCGTGAAGAAATGTTCCAAAGCGCAATTGCATCGTGGTGTCTGTCGATACTGGCGTAAGAACGATGCGAGCCGCGTCCTCAAGGGTATCACTGCCGTCTGACGTGTTCCCATCTGACGCAGTGAGTTTCGAGCCAACGGCAGTGCCATCCCCAGCCAAGCGGTCGAAGGTGGTATTGGTCGGCTTGAAGCCAGATGTGCCAGTCGCTGCCGCAGCGGCTGAACCCGAAAGGCGGAAATTTGAACTCGCCGCTGTGGCGTTGGTCATCCACCCGTAAGGGTTCAGAGTGGCGTGGTAAACATCATCGCTGGAAGGCAGGATGCTCGCACGAACGGGCAATAGCTTGCTCAGTACCCGGTTCCACAAGGCGTATGCTTCGGCTACAGCGCCAGCCATCGTGCTATGTGTCGCGTCAGATACGACGTAGTTTGTATACTGCGCCCCAGCGAGGGCAAGCGCTGGCTTGGAACGAACTTGGTTCACGTCCCAATAAATCGCCCCCGGAATTTGTGCGATGCCGAGCCGCATAAGCTCGTTAATTCTCGCCGCTCGTAACTTGTTGTTCGTCTGTGTGTTGACCACGGTGGGCCACGCCGATCGAACCGGTATGCTGCGATAGATGACCATGGAACCGCCCTTGGCGTAGTTGCCGAGTTCGTCCAAGGCAGCGTTTGTCAGGTCTACCACATCGCCAGCGGTATCAACGTCATTCGTCATACCGTCGAGCATGACGATGTCAGCATTGAGAAGGCGTGCTGCTGTGCCGCGAGTGATGATGCTGGCAATCTGCGTTCCAGAAACACCGAAATTGTAGCCGCTGAAATTGCGCGAATATGGATCAGCCGCATCATACCAGACAGAGCAGCGGAGAAGGCCCTTTGAGAAGAACTCAAGCCAGCCGACAATTTCACGCGCTGACGATTGCACACTTCCCGCTGCTGCCGAGTGGGCTTGGTTGAACAAACTATCGCCGATGACAAGCAGCGTAAGATGGCGGCGAATAGGCAACGCCCGCGCAACCGCCTTTAATTCGACCGATGTAGGCTCACGGTTGCCTGTGCCGTCGAGATCGATATAGCCGTTACTCATTGGGGTTCTCCACTACGAGTGCTTTGGATGTGATACGCAACGTCTGTCCGTTGACGCGAAACGCTAGACCGAATGAGCGCCACGGCTCCACCTTGTTGTTGGTTGATCTTTTTCGTGCCGGATTATTGGGAGAAACGGGAGAAAAATATAATCTCCCGAAAGGATAGGTAATAGCCATAGTGAAATAACTCTTTAAATTAAAATTTAACTGCAATTATAGCAGGAAATTTTAAAAAGTCAAGCAATAATGACTTTGACCACTTTGTCCACTTTGTTAAATTATAACTAAAAAAAGAAACCTACCGAAGGGTGGGTCCTTGATTGAGACACGGCTCAGATGATCAGAGGGTGATGGGGGTTAGAGCGTAAGGTCCAAAGCGTCATAAGCTGCGTTGAACGTTGTCGCGAGGGAAGCATGTCCGGCATCACTCGGATGAACACGAGAGCCAGGCGTGTCGGTGCTGGCATAATTGCTCGATACGGTACGATCGAAAGCCGATCCAAGGTCGATGAACTTCAGCTTGGCGCTCGCCACCCCGGAAACATAGGTTGACGCGGCGGTACGAAGTCCGACTGCCCGAGTTTCACTGGTGTTATTCTCCAGTGGGCTTACCCCGCAGATAATGGCTTTTGCCGATGGGAAACGCATGGAAGCCCAATCCCAGAATGCGGTGATATTCGTGGTGTATGTGCCGTCCGATACCGCCGCGCCAGCATCGTTGATGCCGACGTTGTAAAGGATGAGATCGGCCTTTGGGATATCCAGATAACCGGCTGCTCGGTAGCCTTCCATGTCCGTTGTCTTCACGCTTGATACGCTCTTGAGCAGAATGCGAGCGCGGACACCTTCATCACGGAGATGCTTCTTAAACAGAAATGCCCAAGCAAGAGCCGTCTTTGTCGGTCCTGTCCCGTTGAGGGTGCTGTCGCTGATGATAAGCACGGTCTTTGGGGCGCTGAAGTCGAGATCATCGCTGATCCGCCAACCGCTTGCGGAGATCGCGCCGAAGTAATCAACACCGCCCGCTGTCAGGTTATTGCGCACGGCGAGCGTGATGTTCATGTTGTTGCCGTGGGTGAAGCCACGGACAATCTGACGAACGGGAATAGTTACCGGCGTCGTCCCGACGATGACCTGCTTGAGAAAGCCGGCGAACAGCCCGTCTGAGGAAGCGGGCATCTGGACTTGGGCAATCCCCGGCGCACTGAGGCTGACCGTGATCTCTTCAACCCATACTGCCTTACAGACAGTATTCGAGCCTTGAGCCGTGGCAATCGTCGTGTTTATCGCTCCTGTAACAGTCGCAACGGCTGCTGAGTTAAAGGTGGTCCATGACACGGGATCAGCTTCGCGCATCATGCGATCATAGAAATCGGCAGGCGTGAATGTTGCTGTTGTAGCCATCAGAAAATCTCCACTTCGTCAGAGCGAACCATCCAGTATTCGCCGTTCTCGTTGAGTAAGGGGTTGCCGTCTTCAGATCGGAGCAGCACGAAACCGGGAGGCGGATGCACCCCACCACCCTTGGGGAAGGTGATGGGATGTCCTGAATCACTGATCGAAATTAGCGATTCAGAATCACTAAAAAACGTTCGGTTTAGGGAATTATTTATTGAAGGATTGCCAATTTGAATCAAAGCGTGAGTACCTTCACCGTAATGGCCACAGGTGCGGCACATCTGATGTAAACCACATCTGTACCTGACACGAGAGAACTAGCGCTAAAGTTATCATCTGATTCAATTGTGATGTAATCTTGAGTAGTGTTTGACGGCGCTACTGATCCAATATAAAGATCAACATCATATTGCTTATTAGCTAATATAAACACTTCACTGGCGTTTTGAGCCACGAGAGACCATGCCGTGCTATTGATGGTGTATGCCTTAGTCAATGCAGCCATTAGAAACAAACCTTAATTATAATTATTTAACGTCCATAATAACATAACTTTTTTAAAAAGTCAAGCAATAACAACTTGGTACAAAAACCTACTTATCAGAAAGCGTTTGACAAAGTGATTTGGTCTTGGTATAACCGCAGAAATTTGAAAGGAGATGTGCCAATTGACACCGGAACAGCTTGAACAGATCAAGATATATAAAGCTATTATTCCAACAATCCCTGAAGCTAAGATCCGCAGGAAACATCATAAAAAGATTCGTCTTTTCATAGAGCAAGATGGAATCTGCTGCCTCTGCGACAAAGCCATGATTTTGAGACATGGCGGGAGTAATGGGCCATATGCAACATTTGAACATGTGAAGGTGAAGAGTAGCGACGGGACGAACGATGCTGCCAATACGCCACTCAGCCATGGGACGTGTAACAGTCGTCGCGGTACAAAGGATTTTGCTCAGTTCAGAGCCGAAATAGCTGGTAATGGTGGGACGCCTCCCAAGGCGCGGCGAACCAGCAAATACCTTAGTAATGCGGTACGTGCGGCTCAAGGCGATGAATTTGCGTTGGAACATATTATTGCTAAGCGTCTTAATCTGGCTCTTTACGTGTTTCGAGTTGAACAAGGTTGGGCCGAGCCAGCAATTCCATTGGCTCACCTGTATCAAAAATTAGATAAACCATTAGAACTAAGAGGAATTTAAGCGTGTATTTGGATTGGGCCGTTGGTGATTTTGTAATATGTATTAAAGATTTAAAGTGGTACGCTAATAAAGGTGAAACGGTTCCCGAACTTGGTAAGGTATACACTATCAGAGCTTTTGAGGCAGATACTATGGTTTGCATCTTTTTGGTCGAAATTATTAATGAGCCGAGAACGTATCGCCAAGGTTTCGGTGAGTGCCGCTTCGTCGCGACGGCGTTTCGCAAACTTCAGCGTAAGAGGATCGAAGTTTTTACCGATATGTTAACTAAGATTAAGGAGTCGGTACGTGGTTGAATTTACTCTTATTCCTATTGAAGAAGATGAAGAATACGAATGCCCAAATCCTTCTGAGCGTTCGACTATCCTGTTTGAGGTAATAGAATATGTGGATGGTAAGGATTGGGGAATCTATGAGTGTTGCTACGAAGGCGGCGCGGCAGAATATGAGAATGAATTTGGTGTTGGTGTAGTTGAGATTGTTAAGAATTTCATTGATGTGTCTCAAATTAAAGCAGGGGAGTGGTACGTCATCGAAGGTTTTACGTCTCACTATTTTCAAGATTATTACGGCGAAACGGATTGTCATCACGAGTTTGATAAATTTCGTGTCGCTACGATTTATGACCGCCTCTATCATGGAGTTTGACAGTGATAATTTTTGGCTCAATTCTTAGTTATATTTTTGGCTATGGCTTTACTTATGGTTACATTAGTAATAAGTGCGACGACGGCGAACTTGCGTTTTTTATCAGTTTTATTTGGCCCGTGTTTTGGGCCTTGTATCTGCCTTACATCGCTGGCAAATGGCTGGTGACGTGAGACTTTTGACCGAGCCGTATGGTTTCGGGAACGGCGATCATATCCGATTGAGTTCTAATGGTCCAGTTGATGCCGTTAGTCTTGAAGCTACGCTTCTTGGTTACAGTTGCTACAAACCCGCCATACCTAAAATTAAAAATTGTTTGCAGTATTCAAATCTGTATGAATGCGTGGTTCAATCCGGTTGGTTTAGAAGGCAAGAAGAAAATCTGCGTCAAGATTTACAAGAAATTGGAGTTACGTTAACTATTTTAGGTCGAGGAAGATTTTAATGCGTATCATCAGCGAAGAAGAATTTAAAACCCGTATCATTGAAGTTCTGAAGGAGGTTGATCGGGATGGTGGTATCGGTTGTGTCACTGGTCCCGGCAGGAGCGGAGCCGTTGCGGCGGTTTATGCCAGCCATTTACTACGAATCCCTTTTGTACCGTTTGGTACATATAAAGTACCAACGCATTTAGGTAAGATTTTAGTGATTGACACGGCCCGTGAAAGTGGTAAAACACTAAGACAAGCAGTGAGGCGCTACGAAAAAATTGAAGGCGCTGAAGTGATTGAAGCAGTATGTTTCGAAGAGCCTCCCCGTGTCGCGTTTTGGTACGAGGCTGAAAAACCTCAATTCTATCGCCACGAAAGGAAGAAATTAGATGAGCAACGAACTAAAAGTCTTGAAGTCTCGCTTTGATGAATTTGCAGAGGCTGAACTGTTTTACCTTGAGGTGGCTAGGACATGGTCCTGTCCCGAAAGTCTTAAAAAGTCGTTAAAGGATAAATTCGAGTCTACTAGGACAGACCTACTCATTACGTTAAAGAATTATTTTACCAAGGTCGAGGCATGATCGAAACGGTTACTCAAATCAGGCATGAAGATTGGCACGGCGAGGTGGGTAACTGTCTCGCCACGCCAAGATTTAGTCATAAGATTGGCACTCTTTTTGGTCGTGACGTGGTGAAAGCGATCCGAGTCGAATATTTACACGGCGTGAAAGTATTTACAGTGTATTGGAAGAAATTTTTGTAACTTTAAGCCAGCAGTGACCAATCCGTAGCACCTGTTCCCACATCCTTGGCGATATAGTACGTGGTGTTATCGGTGCGCTTAATAATTTCTCCGACATACATCGCGTTAACCGTAGGCGCTCCCGACACTGTACGTCTCAGATCGATGTTGTTCGGCATTCTAATGATGTTCGGCTGGAATATGTATATCGTGTGCTTGGACGAGTCAAAGCTCACCAGCCCAAGGTTGCCTGTGCCTTGAAATAGGTTATCGGTCATCACCATTCGGGCAATTGTCGATGACGAATAGGTGAATTCCATGATGGCGTAAGTAATGCCATTGACATTATTACCGTTAACCACTAGCGAGCCAATATTTCCGGTAAGGATGAACTCAATGAAGCGGGAGCAGTCGTGGACGATATTGTTACTAACTGTAACAGATGCGCCGCCGCCGATACGAACGGCACGATAAGCGTTTTTAATCGTATTATTGCTGATATTTATAGCTTTACAGGTAGAAGCGCCGCGTTGACGTACCCCGTAATAATTGAGAGCGTTGTCAGCCGTGTTAAGGCAGTCCCATACGTTTCCGGTAATATTAATGTTGTCGAGTTGCTGACCATCTAGGTTGGCGTCGAACAGTACCATGGCGCGGGTCGATCCTGCTATGACGGAGCGTCCATCATAAATACGCGTGCCTTGTACCGTGATCTCGCCGCCGACAATGGAAGGCGTACCAAAGCGTTGTAAATGGATCGCCCCTTCGCCAAGGAAGTTACGAATCGTGCCGCCAATGACAGAAATCTTGTGAATCTGTGCCGCGTTGTAATTACCATCGTTGAGTAGCAGGATAGGCGCTTCAATCGTACCTTCGATCACATTGTCTTGGATCAGGATATTGCCATTTGATCTGATGCCGCGTAAAAAATTATTGCGTTTTTCAGTGTTTGTGTTGTAAGCCGCGCCAGAATTAAACGCTTGTCCACATGTAATTCGGTTCCCCCGAACAATCGCGACATGCTCACCGTCCATTGTGATTGGCGCAACACCATCACCCTCAAATGAAAATACGACAATACCGTCAGGCTTCATCCAGCCCACGTTTGCCGAACTCTGTGTCACATCGTTGTCAGTGATCCGTACCGAACCCCATTCAAACCAGATCGAGCCGGGATTGAACACTTCGCCGTTATAAGAAGGAGCGCCTTCGATTCGCTGAAAACCACAATTAATGACGCGGTTGTTACTAATGGTGGTATCGAAAGCGCCACGAACGAAAATACCTTCAACCTGATCCTCCTCCATCCGATTGCCGACGATCTGCACCCCGTAACTAAAACGTGGCACGCCTCCGGTATCAATGGTCGGGATGTTCTCGGTAACGGCAGTAAAACTGTTATCGTATTCTCGGATTTGGATCGTGGCACGATCACCGGTTTGACGCGTCACGTCATAGACGGATGACACACCATTTCGATAGCCCTGATTACTCTTGAAATCAAGGCCGTCAAGCATGCCACAACCAGCCAAACCGCTCCATGTATTATCAGAAAATTTGTTGCGTTCTACCTTGGCGTAACCAGTTTGCCACAGCACAAGCCCATTCATATAACCGTTGATGAATTTACAGCGATGGACGTGAATGTTTTGGGACGGATTGAGATTGTCTGGCGAGGGCACGAACTCTAACAGTCCGTTGTGGCGGAACGGGCGCGATCCGCGTCCAAATGTGTTAACCGTTGCTGGATATGACTGGTTGTCACGGTTGCCGTCGAAAGTGATTCCTTCTACCTCGAACCAATCGCAGCCCTGCACCTGAAGTATGGACTTATAGTTGTGATAATTCGCATCAGTGTTAACAATGGCGTTCGGAGCCAGCTTGAACACCGCCACGCCCCGGCAGAACAATCTAACAGATGCCGTAGTCGTTATTTGTGAAGGAAAAATATAGGTGCCCTCGGGGACAGCGAGAGCGCCACCATTCGCGTCTTGCAACGCCTGAAGGAAATCAGCTGGATTAATCACTCCCGGCTTACAGTAAGCATTGAGTGATAAGGGTAAGCCAAGCGCGGCTTGAACTCCTACTACGTGACTCCTAACCGTAAGCTCATAGCTCATATCATTCCACCCCTTGCGTGATAGGTTGTGAATTAAGGGTGATGATGCGGCCATTTAATTTAAGCACGTTGAGTGGAATACGTAACGGCTTCTTTTTTGTTTTATTGAAAATAGGTCCCAACTTGCGGGTAATCTTTTTTCCAAAAGGGTAACTCATAGGCATTGGGGAATTATCCATATTTGTAATTCTAAACTTACTTATAATATCACGGAAAATTGAAAAAGTCAAGGAAAAACAACTTTATCCAAATCGCTTGACACATTGAATTTGTGGTGATATGGCATGGGTTAAAGTTATTTAGGCGTGAGGAAATTTAGTGAATAATGCTTAAATATCAAAACAGATAAGCACAAAATCTACCTCCATAACGTCTTATCATCCATCATTACTGACAGACAAAGATTCCCGCAACCGGAGGCTGACGATCCAGCCCAAGTTTGAGAATATTCCGTGCCGCGTTTACGTCTCTGTCATGAGGCGTGTCACAGCCGGAACAAGTCCAAACTCTCATTCCAAGATTCTTCCTCCCTTTCGGTCTCTGTGGCGGTTTCTCACCACATACGGAACAAACTTGGGTCGTATAAGCTTCGTTGGTAACGACGCATGTTCCCCGCCTACGGGCAGATTTATACAGGAGCATGTGTTTGAACGTTCCATGACTGGTGTCAGTTACGGATTTCCCGAATCCGTTCCGTGACATCCACCCACTATTCAGGTCGCCAACTACTATGTAGTCGTGGTCTTTTGTTAAGGTATTTGAAAGGGTGTGAAGAAAGTGCTTACGTTTGTTACGAGCTTTCTTATGAAGGGCTTTCGACCTCTTCTTATTTCGGGCTCGTTGAGCCGTACCAATCTTACTTTCTAAGTTACGAAATTCCCTTTCGTGTTCGTACTTAGTCCCGTCACTAAGAGTGGCAAATGTGGCGTAGCCAAGGTCGACCCCTACTTGGGAGACTTTGGGAGATTCCTTATCGTTTAAGACTTTGTATACGAAACAGACGTACCACTTACCATCTGCCTCTTGTACGAAACATCCGGTCTTGAATTCTCCTTCAAACTCACGCTCTTTCCAGAAACGGAATTTTCGTTTACAATAAATAAGATAGTCACCTCCCAATTTAACTCTGTTTAAAAAGGGTATCCAGCCAAGAGAACGCTTTGGTCCAAAGGAATGCCTTTTACGTGGGGTCTTTTTCTTAAAATTACGGGATTGGATAAACGTCTTACAAATTTCAGAAACGGTGTCTGTGGACACTATTAGTAATTCTTTCGTCCCTCTTGACCAATTATTAAAGTCAAAATGACTTGGCCACTTACAATCGTTACGTCCCGCTTTCCAATTACTAACAACCTTCTCTTGATAACGGACGAGTTCGTTCCACACAAAGTTAACCTCCCTAGAAAGCTGTTCTAGGGAATTAATGTGATTTGAGTCCTTGACTCGCTGTTTGTATGTGATATAAGAAAAATCTGAAGTCATTATGATTGAGAGACTAACATAAAAATTTAAATTTGTCAAGAGGTTAAATGTATTTTAATTCAATAATTAAAAATGAGAATATTTTCAATCTTCTTCTTACTCAAGCTAAAACTTCGGACTTCACCTCACACAGACATTCCGCCGCGATTGTTTACAAGAAAAAGGTTTTGAGTATTGGCTGTAATCAAATAAAGACACATCCCCTGATGCTTAAATATCAAACCGATGAACATAAGATACACCTCCATGCCGAAATTGATGCAATCATTAAGGCAATTAACCTGCACGGCTCAGAAATCTTGAAGCGGTGTGAATTGTACGTACTTCGTCTAACTGGCGGTGGGAATGTTGGTCATAGCAAGCCGTGTCGCGGGTGTCAAAAAGCGATTGATGCGTTTGGTTTTAAAGGAGTTTATTGGACGTGACCGAATATAATTGGATCGTTGATGATTTAGATAATGTGGTGATGCTTGAACGTGTCGATCCAATTACTAACTCATTGAGTTACGCCGTTGTAAGTGATAAGAAAGCGCTTGACAATTTTTTCCGAGTCACAGATACTGGTGATCTAGTCGGAATCGTCCCTGATCGATATGTCAAGGAATATAAGAATTATGTTAAACGAAACATTGGTCCTTAAAGGAGTGCTTAAATATGCTAGCTTATGCAGATATGCTGATTCCAGCGGCGAAAGAAGCCGGGATGAAGGTTCCCTACGATCCAGATAGTTATGACAAGGAAGAATATCCTCATTTCTTTGTCTATGCCGCGATTCAGCTTGGTCAAGCCTTGCCATATCCTTCGGCGCATTGGGATAATGCTCATGTCATTGCTGCTATTCCGGTAGAAAAATTGAAGCTCATGACGATGCAGGATTTCTATGACGCAGGTTTTGAGGCAGGGTTTCCGATTCCATAACGTCTTATCGTCCGTCATTGACAGACAAAGATTCCCGCAACCGGAGGCTGACGATCCAGCCCAAGTTTGAGAATATTCCGTGCCGCGTTCACATCTCTGTCATGAGGCGCATCACAGCCGGAACAAGTCCAAACTCTCATTCCAAGATTCTTCCTCCCTTTCGGTCTCTGTGGCGGTTTCTCACCACATACGGAACAAACTTGGGTCGTATAAGCTTCGTTGGTAACGACGCATGTTC